CCGGCCAATATCTTTTCTTTTAAAGAATGCCATCGATATTTATTAGCTGGTATTGACCGTTTCGTATTTTATATATAAATTCAGCTTTGTATAATTTCTGAAACAACTTACTAACCGTCACTTTTGTGACGTTACAAGAAACGGCTATGGAATCTAATGTGGAATAAAGCCGATTATCATTTGTGCGGTTATCGAGTACCCACAGCAGCACATCAACAGATTTGGAATCAGCTAATTTTAGATATTCTTGCAAATTTTTTGTCATAAAGTTAAGTAGTAAAGCCAGTTTATCCAAACAGTGTAGCTTACTTAACTATATTTTTGCAATTTAGAAATAACTTTATTTGTTTCCAAGTTAGCATCGCTTGGTATGTATGACACACCATCTGAATACTCATTATATGAAAGCTCATTACCACTAGTGACGCTTACTTGAAATGAGGTAGTACCTGTAATTGGCTTATTTTTCTTTTTATGCTGCCTTCTGTTGCTTTGAACTAACTGCTTTGACAATGAGGTCAAGATTGCTCTCGATTCGGTCAATAAGTTTATGGGCTTTTTTAATTAGCCGCTTCTCCTCAATTTTAGTAAGTTTCATAAGATTACTCCATATGTTTTATGGCACGTTAACGTGAACTTCTAACTCTTTAATAATGCTTTCTAAATCATCTTGCTTGCCATCAGATACTGCTATTACAAGCCTTTCCATAACATTAACACCATAATTCCTTTACCTCTACTGCCGTGCTTTATTACGTCAGGAGATAGCATATAACAACCGCTTCTACGTTTCTTCATAAAACCTGCTTCTGTTAATACGCTCATTACTCTAGTCACCGTAGTCTTGGACACTTCCATATCTTTAGCCATTTCTCTTACAGTTCCGTTTATTTGATTGTTAGAATCTTTAATCCTTAAAAAATGTGCAAGAACCTTAGTTGGTGCGTTTCCAACTAACTCAAAGCATTCAGCTATAGTTTTGGCATACGTTTTCTCCCAGTAGCGTTTATCAGCTTCTTTAGCAATACTATCAACATACATTATTTCTCCTGTTTCGTTGTCTGTAAGCGTATATCTATTTGCGTCTAAATAATCTTTCATAGTTCTTTCCTGGCTAATGTGCCAATAATAATACCACATAATTTAAACAAAAAACACCAAATGTACCAGTTTAGCTGATCAATATTGCTGTTTGTGGTCCAGCCGCGGTACAAATGTGTTCCAGCCTGAACACAGGTGGAAATTGCAATGTGTTTAAAATCAAACACTTAGCAACTAAAAATAATTTCTCTTTATATATTCTTACGTGCTCGCAATAGTGCCGCCAAACCAATAATATTAGTAATTGTGAGTAAAATTAATTTATGAAGTATTTTTTGCACGTTTTCTTATGGAAGGAGGAAGAAGAAATAAGGGCAATAATACTTCATAAATTAACTTTATGAACAATTAGTAATATTATGTAAGTAACCAGAAACTGTCCCTCATAAGCTGGCTGGTGCCCGGGGGGGCACCGGATATGCCCAGGCTGCGCCTGTGCCTATGCCGCCAGCCGTTCGGGAAACTAAAAATTGGTGGGTGTGGAAAGAATTGAGCTTTCGATGCCCGAAGGAACAGGTTTAAAAATGGTATCCCCGGCGAGAATCGAACTCGCTATGCTGGGATGAAAGCCCAGTGACTTGACCGGTTGTCCACGGGGATATAATTGGTCGAACCCAGGCAGTATGCGCCACAGGCATTTGCTCTACCAACTGAGCTATGGCCACACATAAAAAACCCCTACGACGTAATCAGTAGAGGTTTTATTTGGTGTTCAGCAAATTAATCTTACTTACACAACACAACCTCCACGTCTAGATGGATTTTGTTCCGGGCAATGTTGATTAAATAAGTTCATTCACTTACTTTACCAGTGCTGCACGAACAAAACAATCCTTTGCTTCCAGCAATTTCCGCAAACCTGCAGATTTCTCAGGACCATCCGGCAGCTTCTCATCTAACTCATGAGCAGCTTTTGAAATAGTCACGCTAACACTTTGCAAATCTACTGGGAGATGGGAGTATTCAAAGTATCTGAGTATTGGAGTCATTACATAAGCCTCCGGCCAGTTACTGCCCCATCTTCATCTTTTGTCTCAATAATTTTCACATGAGGCACAAACGTCAACGCTTCAGCCAGCGAATAAGTACCATCAAAATTTCTCTGTTGCGTGGTAACCTGAACTACACACCCATTAGGAGTCTCCATCGCCTTAGAAGATTTCATCCAACCCTCTCGTTTGGAGCTGGCCTTACTCAGCAACTTATAAAGATCTTCACCAAAAATTACAACATCCGTAACATTCTTCCGGCAACCATCCTGATCAGCAGTATTAAGCGACTTTTCTGAAACAGCAGCCAGTGTGCATCCATCATCAAATTGTTTTTTAGGACTCCAACTAACATACCCTTCAAAACCTGAAACATTTGGCTCACCACCGTATAGGTATTCGACCAGATAGCCAGGATCTGCTCCGTTTTCATCTACTGGCAGATCCCATTTACGGAAATTGTTATACTCTAACCGTGTCATCGGTAAGCGTTTTACAATTTTGTGGGAAATATGTTCTTCATCGTCCATCTGAATATCTTGTGTATTTTCATCAGTCATTACAGTTCTCCGGTAAAAAGTTTCTCTTTCAGCAGGTAACCTTCCAGGGTCCATACTTTATCTGCAGCATTTTTCCGTGCTATTTTCATACCCATATCCTGATCAAAGTTTTCAGGAGATGCACACGCACTCTCACCGGTCACCGTATAACCATTTTTCAACATTAAAATACAAATTGTCAGCGTCGTACCAGCTGGCTGCAGAATAAATTCTTCAGAAAAGATTTTACTCTCAATATCCGCAGGCGTAATCCGTGGAGCAGTTAACCCTTTTTCCTGCATTTCGTTCTCTATATCTTGATAACTCATATTATGTCTCTGTACTGTTTAAAGAACCACAAGTATACCAGAAAGTAAAATATAATTTACCAAAAGGTTTACCCACAAAAATAATAATTTTATAGGGGAGCTGAGTTTCAACTTTTTGAAAATTTTATAATTTTGTATAAAGGCATTACTTACACACTGGACAAAGGAAAAAGGAAGGTACCCCCCCTGGGTGTCTTCATAACTATCTTTATTTTGAACCAGTGTGCCTATCTGGCGGTACATAACATGGTAGCACTTAAGCTATCAAATCATTCACTCCGGAGGTGAATCATGGAACAACAACAACATCGTGGTATCTGGGCAGATCTTAAGCGTGTCATAAGTGCAACAGCCAATACTCTTGTAGTATCTGCAGAGACCGTAGAAAAGACAGTCAAACTGGCAGAAAAGGAAGTAGATAATCTTCACCAACTACAAGACTTACGTCTTGCAGAGGGTGAAGCTGAACTGAACGAGACAAGAAAACGTCTTGGCTTAGTGTAACAAATTTACCTCTTACCTTCGGGTAAGGGGTTTTTTTCAACACAAATAACACAACAACACACAAAGATAGAGATATAAGAGGTGTTACGGTACGTTACTTTGTTCCTTACTCATCACCTTCCTCTATCCCAATAATCGCTTACAGTGGCTCTCCGTGCCATTCTGACGGTATAAAACATGAAGTACCAGATACATAACCTTAACAAAGGAAATATCTGGCACATACTACGTTAACCGTATTCCTACGCAGTTAACCCACATTAATATACATACCTTGGAGACTAAAATGAGTAAAGCACTCACTAGTACTAACCGTTGGTTTCATGCCAATGTGAAAAACTGGAGCCTTAAAACAGCTCTATTAACTCCACAATACGACATTGCTCGTATGCCTGGAGCAGGTAATAAAGTCCAAAAGCAATTTATGGACTTGAAGGACTGGTATATTCGCCAGTCATTAAGCAACGATCTTGTTGCGTTGGACGGGTTGTTGAAGCAGCCTGTAATTAACTTCGTTGATTAAAGGAGATCATATGAAGATACAACTTCACCACGTAAAGGACTATGTGGATGCTTTTAACAACCCAGATGTTACTGACATTTGGGACATGGATGTAGAGGCAGTAGCTGGTCAGGTATCTATAGCACAAGCTATGGATATTGCTAGACAGGATAACTCGCTATTTGATAATTATGGTGGTGACTATAAAGATCAAGCAGCGTTCTTATCCGCGTCACTATCAAGTCAGGGTGTTGATTGTCCTGATGGTGACAGCTGTCCCAGAGCATTCTGGAGATGGTGGAGCAACCAGCTGTAATATAAATGCATCATACCAATTAGGGTATGGTGCTCAATTTTGGAGACTAAGATGGGTGATTTAGAGCAATACGAAGTAGAATGCTTAAGGCAAGAAGCCTACTGGGATTCTCTTCCAGATAGCCGATACAATTGCATATTTACATAATTATTAGGAGGTCAGCATGTGTATTCCATTAGGAACAAAAGAAGAAACTTTTATAGTTATCCCAAAAGATGACTATGAGAGAGCGTTATCCATGATAGCCCAATGGACAAGTCAGCAAGAGTTTAACTTTATTGCTGATGAGCTAGAGGGATCAACTTACAATGGCTACGAGCTGTATTCAACGTAGTTTTAAATAATGGTATAAGTCAACCACCTGGTTGCTTGTACCATTGAATAATTATTAGGAGACAACCATGAATAAACACTTAAGCACCATCGTTAACAACATCGAAGAACTAATAGCTCGCAACAGCAAAAGCCTGCTAGTTTACTTAACTATCCTTGAAAACAACCTTACAGAAGCTGAACTCAAGCTAGTTAAACAAGCAATAGCACAGTAGTTCCTAGCTCCGTTTGCACTCACTCCGTTATTGGGGTGGGTGCTATCTGTTTGAAACACAAAACACAACATCACCACCTGTTGTGCTGCTCTCTTCTTGACTCCATTCTTGTTGGTTGCCTGCTGATGGTACAAAAAACGACATGCAATCCCGTATGTCTGTTAATTTATCCTATAGGTAAATATTGTCATGGAAAAGAAAACCAGTGCTGCCGTAATTAATAGTTTTAAAAAGGCTGATGCATTCCTTAATATCGCTGTGCGTGATGCTGCCGGACAATGGCATCAGGTAGGGGGAGTACCTCTGCATTTAGAAAACCCTGTTCACACAGGCATGATCGATAACAAAGATGCGAAATTTAAGATTAAGTCTTACATTAACGTCATTGGCGTTGATACAAAGGACAAACCTCCTGTGCAGTTTTAAGTAGTAAGCTTTGAGAGTGTGTAATAGCACTCTCTTAGCTATTTTATTGATTTTTAGCAAGGGATAGAATGATGAAGATTGAACAAGAAATCGTTGAAGAAATGTACAGCAGAAAGAATATACATGCCGTTATCTTAAAAGATATAGATTGTGGTAGTGATAGTCTACTTTGGCCTATGGCTGAAGCAATTGCAGAGTACAGAGCAAAGATATATTACGACAGCAAAAATACTCGTATTCAGCAACTAAGTCCTTTTAATACCCTGGATTTAGCTATTGAAATGCATATTGTCATTTTACCTTTAGAAGGTATTGTGCCAATACAGCAAGCAGTGGCCTTATTGAGTAATTATCTGGATTTTGATGATCAGTTAGAAGGACTTAAAACTGCAAGCGAATTGATAGCTGTCTGCAGTAATGTTGGTTTGTATTCTCTACATCATAGAGCAACTACTACAAATCATACTGATACATTAGCTATTGAAAGTCATTATACGTTAAGTACTACTGCACTAGAGTTTATTGAAAGAACTTCTTTCTTACCTCCAATGTTATGCATCCCAAGAGATTGGGATAGTACCAGTTACCGTGGTGGATATCTAACGGCTACTGATTCAGTAATACTTGGCAGATTAAATCAACATGATTACTGGATAGATACTTGTGCCATTAACCAGTTACAACAAGTTAGCTTCAGCATTAATGAAGAAATGCTTGAGCAAGAAGAACTGCCTACCAAACCATTAAAGGAAAAAGCTCTTAAACAGTTTTATTTGCATGTTAAACAGTCTAGAGACACTTGCAATAAGCTCATTAATGCTGGTAACAAGTTCTATTTTGTACATAAAAAAGACTTTAGAGGAAGAATTTATAGTCTTGGTTATCATGTAAATTTACAAGGTACAAAATATAAACGTTCTTTACTTGAATTTAGCGATAAACAACTAATAACAGATTAGGAGAAATAACATGAATAATGAACAACGTTTACTACTTTTATCTCTTTTAGCAATTGTGCGTAAAGCCCCTATCAAGGACTTTATCCAAATCAAGACCAGCAGATTCTATATCGGTGTTTTCAAAGATATGCGAGTGAAGGTACATTACTATGTCGGCATATACACTGCCAACATAGCAATCGATGTATCCGTCGACGGTAGCATTGTTACACCCGAAGAGTTCTTTAAGCTCTCGAAGGCTATGTACTGGGCGTAATTTGTTTGCCCTCTTAACGGAGGGCTAATAATAAAGAGAAACAAATAAGGAAAAACAATATGTGTAATATTACTGATAAATTTACTCCTCTTGATTGGCTTAAGATTGATATTGCCAATACATATGGTAAAGATAAATTAACCTGGGATAAAAGGTTAACATGGGTTAATGAAAGGACATTAGATCAACTATGGAAAATCATTAGATATGCAGATGAACCATTACTATACCGTAAAGCATTAATAGCCTATAGAGACACCTTAAACGGTAAACCTACAGGCCACATCATGCATTTAGACAGTGTAAATAGTGGACATCAAATGATGGCTATCTTAAGTGGTTGTAAAGAGACTGCTAAGCAGTGTGGTTTAATTAATACTGGTAAAAGACCTGATCTTTACACTAATACTGTAAAGCTAATGAATAAGCAATTATCTCCTCAATTGCGTATTAAATTAGTTAAAACAGGTGAAGGATTAAAACGAATACATGTTAAAGATGCAATTATGACTCACAATTATAATTCTAAAGCTGTGCCTAAAAGGATATTTAACGATACTCAATTAAAAGTTTTTTATAACGTATTATCAGAAATTACTCCTGGTGCTGAAGTAGCTAAAGAAGTTATCAATAGCTATGTAGAACCTCTCAGTTCTCAGTATATCTGGTTAGGGTTAGATAGAAATACTGTGGTATACAATGTTAAAGACTTTATTGATGCAAGAATTGAAGTAGATGAACTTGATCATAGTACGTTTACTCAACGTTTTGAGGTGTGTATGGCTCGTAGTAATGATGCAAGTTTACCAGCTAACATATGTCATTGGTTAGATTCCGAAGTACTGGAAGAAGTTGTACTTAGGTGTGACTTTGATATTACTACTATTCACGATTCTTATGGAGTACATCCTTGTAATGCAGGAGCATTAGTCAAAATATACAGAGAAGTTATGGCAGAACTTGCTGATATGGATATTCTCAAAAATGTATTATTTGATATTTCAGGTCAAGAAGCTGTAATTAATAAATACAGCTCAGACTTAAGTGAAGACATCCTGAACAGTTCATATGCACTAAGCTAAATATTAACCTAATGACTCTTATGAGTTGTTAGGTTATTTTTTATGTAAATGTGTACTCCGTACACTCTTTTGAATGAAATATGAAAATATTTTGTTCTAGAGTGAACCAAGCAGCTCTATTTCTCAATGTTGGCTCAAACCCAGGAGGGTTAGTTGCGGGTATTTAAGGTAATACACAACTTAAAAACAGAACCGGTAACAGATCCGTATTACAGAACCTTGAGCGAATACGCCGGATAATGGTAACCGGCATAACACAATTAAAAGCATTACAAAGTAGTGCTGGAACTAATAGTACCAAGTACCGTAACCAACCGTGTACCGCTGCGTATGAACGTTCTTCAAAGCGTAGAGCTGTCGATTCAGCCAAAAGGCAATGCAGATGATCCCTTATGCCAAGCTTCTGTAATACACAGCATTAAAACCAGATTGAGAATCCTTTAGGCCACCTGGGAAGCCATAATGCTGTACTTAATTCGAATAGGTTGTCGTTGCAAACTATATATTTTGTACCTCCTGTCTGCAAATGCAATGGTGCAGCAGGTGCGTCTGACGCAGAGAAATACGATTTAAATTTTTGGAGTTGTTTACAGGTTAAAAAGAGGCCGAAGACTCGGCAAGGGTGCAAAATAGCTGAACCACCCAAACAAAGCTGCTAATCAATTTAATAATAATCCTTAAGGAGAATTATAATGAATATCAATAATGCAGTAGAATTGATATGTCCTTTTAGACCACTATTTGAATGTCAAATAAGTAAACAGAGAACACCTCCTACTTGTGAAGCTGATAAATGTATGGCCTGGAAACCAAAATGTACTAATCCTAATAATGTTAGTTTAACTAAAACATACAGTGACAATAAAGGTTACTGTAAATTGATAGAGCGTTAATTATGTCAAATCGTAAATTTCTATTACTGCTTTGTATGACTGTTTTAATACTAATGTTATCTGTGCTGGAACTTATTGCTGCTGTTCAAGCAAGTGATATTCATTATAACCAACAATATGATCGTGGTAATTGTGACCACACAGGGTTATCTGGAGAGTAGTTATGCGTAGTGGTGTGTTTAATAAACAAGATGTGCTAATTGTTGCTCAGGCATTAGTTAATAACGCAATTACATGGGATCTTAGAAGTGAAAATAGTATGTATGCCCGAGTAGGTGACGTATGAGTGAAAAATGGTCACATGAGACAATATTGAGCTTACTTAATCTTACTCATACTTTGGCCAATAGAACTCGTAGGAATTACTGTTTAACTAAAAATATGCAAGTGGTTCCTGAATCTAAGGTGTTAATGAAACACGGACATAGTGCGATTCTTGAGACCTGTACACCTAAAAAATTGAGGGCAGACTGATAAGGACATGAATTTTTAATGATGGGGGTAGAACATAAATGGATGCATGGTATACCTTTAAAAGCGTTAGAATAAAGAATAGTCAATGAAATATATTTTATAGAAAAAATAAGAGGAGTAAACAAAAATGAATGATTACATATTAAAAGAGCTAGGTAATGCACTACTGCTGTTAGCTATATTTGTACCTATGTGGTGGAAATCTAGAGTAACTGTTTCCGATAGGAAACTTCCTATGGCATGGTACAAATCTAATGATTAGTAAAACAGAAAAGGTGTTAAAGGTCATTACTGCTCATGGCCCTATTAAGGGTAAAGAAATACAGAAGCTAATTGAAAATAGCAGTATTACCGGTATTCATGGTAGGCTGTGGTCTCCTGACTGACAAACATAACTGAACATTTTGAAGTAAAAATAGGCTCCGATTGTGAGCCTATTTTTTTATCTGGAATAAATTATGACTAAAAAGAAAAAACTTGAACCAATTGAATATGCTCATGGCATTGTTTTTAATAAAGACATAATTACTACTGTAGATGATGTCGATTACAAAAGACATTATGAAACACAATTTTGTGAACTTTCTGAGTGTGATAGACACTTGGAAGTAAAAATTGTTTTCAATAAAAAGAAAAATCGTAAAGAACCTGAGTCGAATAATAACTATATTCGACGTAAGTATTGTTCAATTGAGCATACTCAAATAGCCCAATGCAGCAAACCCAGGAATTCTGTTGCAAGCAGAACAGCCAAACCGTTATTTATTAAATTAGAACCTAAAGATGCTGCTATCGATGCATTTTTGGGTGTTGGCAGACATAAAGCAATTTGAGGAGTTAAAGAAAAATGGCTATCGTTTTATTGCTATTGTACCTATACATGAAAGGAAAGAAAAAATGACGAAAAACAACATGTTCCTATATGTTTCATAGGTGAGTACAATAATTTTAAAATTAGGAGATATCATATGTTTGAAATATTTTTATGGATAGGTTCTATAGCAGTTCTAGTAACTTTTGCACTATTTGCTGTAAAAAAAGCTCATATTAAAGAACCTCCAGTGCTTCCGTGTTTCGGCACCGATGCTCGGGAAGATTCAGCGTTTTACCTGGCTAACAATTGTGATAGTTGTTATTTGGAAAATAGTTGTGAACAGGTTTATCGGTATGACTCTGATAACACCTTCCACAGTAACTAATCATGTTTGCCACAGTAGATAAGCGAAAATTCAACCTGCCTGTTGACTACGATAATCTGAAGCATAGTGAGAAGTGGGCAGTACGTGAAGAGTACCGACGAATTCAAAAAGATGCATGCTGGTACTGTAATAAATCTTTATATGCTAATCCTTCCAAAAAAGTACAAAAACAGCATATCTTTAAGAAACTGTTTCCTAAAGGATTTTTTGATCACCCAATCCATCTGCATCATTCTCACGATACCGGATTAACAATTGGTGCTGTACATGCAAAATGCAATGCCTATTTATGGCAAGTAGAAGGTAAATAATTATGAAAAAAGAATACTCTGTTAACTTCACCCTGCAACACGAAATACCCTATAAAGAAAAGAGTCATGAGTGAAGTAACTCTACATTGGGATAAGTTTATCGAGAAGTATCGACCTGTCACCAATCACATCGACGACAATGCAAGCTTGGATGGGTGCATGTTTGAAACATACGGTGAGGAGCTGGTATTCGTCCGTAACGCGAATATAAATCACATCTGGACATGGATTGAATGCGACGACGAAGACGACGCAGGAGAGGATGCCAGCATATTTATTCTCGGTAATGGAATGCACATAGTCAACAGACTTGGATATTTAATCACTGAGGTTCCGTGGGTGGAAGACAGTATCATTGTTTACGATGATTGAAACGAGCCCTGTTAACTGCTGAAATGTACCATTTAACACATATTGATATTGTACCTATACATGAAAGAAAATAAAAATGACGAAAAACAATATGACTGAATTTAGTGAACAAGAATTTACTATTGCTGATAGTAAAAAAGGTAGTGGTACTCCTGCTACTTATAAAAATTTAACAACAATGAAACACAAAGAAGCATTAGACAAGTTTGAAGAACTTGAAAATGCAAAACTAACTGAAGATTACTGGGACACGCCATAAATGAAAAATTTAACAAAACGAACTTTAGCTAAAATGCCTGTTACACAATTGGTAGAGCTTGTATTTGATCTGCAAAAACAACTGGAAAGCTCGCTGGAATTAAAAAAAGTGGCTGAGAAAGCGTCTTATACAGCTAGTAAAAAGGCTACTACTTTTAGTATAGAATTAGAAGAAAAACTCATTCATGAGACTGGTGTCTCTTCTAAACTACTTGATGAAAATGGCAAATTACAGGCGTATAACGACATACTATTGTCTGATATCCGCACTTTACAGGGTATAGTTACAAGTCGTTTAGCTACTGTGTATCTTAAAGGTGAAAATAAACGTACTATATTAACGAAGTATCACCCTGATGGTGCAGCATCTCATGAAATTATTGATGAATTGCCAGAAGATTACTATTTTCTTAAAAATTTACAAGAAAATATTGACGCAATTTTTAGTTCTCGTAAAGAAGAAACTATCAATTTTCTAGAGCTGGATGCATTTAGAGAGTATAAATGAGCAAGCAGTACCTGGATCTTTGCAAAAGAATATTAAGCAAAGGTGTCTGGGTAGATAACAAACGCACCGGTAAAAGGTGCAAAACTGTCATTAATGCTGATTTTGTTTATGATTGTAGAGATCACCAACTTCATTTGCTAACTACTAAACAGGCATACTGGAAGAAAGCTGTTGCTGAAATGCTTGGCTATATTAAAGGTCTCAGTAATGCTGCTGACTTCCGTGCTTTAGGTACAGATACCTGGGATGCAAACGCTAATGCTGAAGTATGGCAAAAAAGTCCTTATTGTCTTGGTAAAGACGATATGGGTAAGGTGTATGGTGTTCAAGGGCGTAGTTGGCTTCATAGAGATATAAACGGTGAACGAACGGAATGTGATCAACTTCGTAAAGTTTATGAAAATTTAAAGAAAGGTATAGATGATCGTGGTGAAATTATTACTTACTGGAATGTTGGTGACCTTGAGTCTGGTTGTTTACGTCCTTGCATGTACTCACATACTTTTAGTATTTTGGATGGGGTCTTATATCTTACTTCGTATCAGCGAAGTGACGATATACCTCTTGGACACGGATTTAACCAAATCCAGGTTTCCTGGTTCTTATTGGTAATGGCTCAAATTACTGGGCTTAAGCCTGGTATCGCTTACCATAAAATTGTAAATGCTCATATCTATGAAGATCAGATTAAGTATTTACAATACCAGCTCGAACGTAGTCCTTTTCCGCTACCTACGTTAATAATCAATCCTCGTATCAAAACTCTTGAAGACTTAGAGAATTCTACTATTAAAGACTATGCTATTCGAGGTTATGAGCATCATCCTGGTATACATTTTCCTTTTTCGGTATAAGTTATGTCTAGAAATAACGATAAAAATTTTTACTTGGGTGGTTACTCTAACCAAAACGGTACTTTCGTAGTTTATCAAGAAACTTGTCACACTCCTTCTCGTACCAGAAAACGATATCTGCTTAAAAAATACACTATCGGAAAAACTGGCAGTGTCAGCTGTCGCATTTCACGAGAAGCTGTAGATATTGTCTTAGATGCGGTTAGTAAACACCATGCTTGGACTTTTTGTAATTTTCTTTTGGCTGAACATTTGGACAAGGTGAATAATCGTGATTAAAGAAACAGACCCTAATGGCAAACCAGCAGATGGGCCAGGTGCCAAACTCGATGAAGGAAAAAACAAAATTGGTTTAGTCCTAAACGGTTTTTCCAGGGCATTGCAAGCTGTTAGCGAAGTAGGTACATACGGAGCAATTAAGTATACTGAAAATGGCTGGATGAAAATACCAGACGGCGAGAAACGGTACACGGATGCTATGTATAGACATCTCATGAAAGAAGCTGCTGGAGAGCTTTCTGATGAAGAGACTAAACTGCTGCATTCAGCACATGCTGCATGGAATGCTTTAGCAAGATTAGATTTACAAATAAGAGCTGCAGAGTAGAAAATAATGAGTGAGCGTAAACAACTTGTAGTGGTAATTTTTACTATATACTTAATGGTTTACCTGTATATGGATATCTTTACTTAATAGGAGCAATTTAGCATGTATGTATGTGAAGTAGGTGGTTGTACTAATAGCCCATTCGCAGAATGCCATGAACACTCTCTGTGTAATAAGCATTTTTTAAGTTTCTTCAAAAAACCTGCTGCTGAATTAGAAAAGGTTATCCCTGTCGCTACTTGGGACCCGGCTAAGCCTGGTAGTGACGCATCAGAAGCTTGGGACTTTGGCGCATTAGAAGACAAAATTACCAGAAAGTATCACCAGACAGGTGACAGAGAAACAGATGAAAGAAAAGTACGTAGCTTAAACATTGAAGCTGAAATGGAAAAAAGAATTTGTGAAGCGTTTCGTCTTTGTGGTGTTCGAGAGGAATATGATCGTGGAATGCATAATTTGAGACAATTAACTCGTGGTGCCACCGAAAGAAGTGCTCCAGTTTCCAGGGAAAATCCATTTGGAAGTGTGACATTACAAGGCGTTAAGCAGTATAAATTTTATCATGACATTATGAATAAAAAATTTGGAGATAAGCGATGAGTAAAAACTACGTAGTCAGTCTTCCACAATTTCATGTTGAAGCAGATTCTAAACAAGAAGCTGCTGAACAGGCTATTCAAACTTTCCTAGATTACACATCAAGCAGAAACTGTGATGTACGGGAATTTGGGAAAGAGTACACAATGAAATTTGATCCATTGGACTTAGACAAACAAGAAATTTTTGAAGAAGGATTCTATGAGGAAATCCGGGAGCGAACATTCGGTACTTGAGTGACTACTCCTTGTACTGGTTATGCGGAACCCATCCCTCCTTTGGTTTCCGTGTTTTATCCCCTTCTTCGGAAGGGGCTTTTTATTTTGAGGAAAATTAATGAGCTATACAAAATACACTCCAGAACAACATGACGTAAAAGATCATGTGGTTAGCACCGATGGAATACTGCTCGTATCAGCCGGTGCCGGTACTGGTAAAGAACAACCTTTAAGCAGTAAAATTATTACACCTACTGGTTGGACTACCATTGGAAAAATTAAAGTAGGTGATAAAGTATGTAGTCCTTACAATACTATAAACACAGTATTAGCAATTCACCCACAGGGTATAAAAGATGTGTATGAAATAAATTTTAGTGATGGAAGTAAAGCTAGATGTGGACTTAATCATTTATGGTATGTAAATAGCCAAAATTGGCGTAATAAAGAATATAGGGCTGTTTCTTTAAAACAGTTACTGAAAGAAAATTTGAAAAATACTAAAAGCTATAAGTTTAAAGTACCCCTTACAAATATTGCTACAAATTATGTAGAATTACCCTTAGATCCGTATCTACTGGGAGCACTTATAGCTGATGGGAGTTTTCAGACTCAGGTGTGTTTAAGTAGCTATTCAGAAGATAAAAGTATCATAGATAAATGTATAACACTTTTACCTGAAGGTACAAAACCGGCTAAGATTAGGTATACCTCAGAAAAAGGATTACAACAGGTATTTAACCATTCTGTACAAAAACACGGAGATCACAGCTTAAAAAGGATACTTAAAGAGTTAAACCTTCATGGTACATATTCTCATGAAAGGTTTATTCCAGATACCTATAAATTTTCAAGTAAACTTCAAAGAATAGATTTACTGCATGGATTAATGGACTCAGATGGAAATGTAAGAACAAGAAATCGTGTAACTTATTCTACTACGTCAGAAAAACTAGCAAAAGATATTACAGAATTAGTTCAGTCATTAGGCGGTACAGCAACTAGACATTTGTATGATAAAAAAGACAACAGAAGCTGTTTTACTATCATAATACGATTTAATGATTTTAATCCCTTCAGCCTAAAGCGTAAGGCTATAAAAGTAACACCTAGAAAACAAAATACAGTAAGAAAAGCGATAGTCAGTATTGAAAAACTTTGTTATCAAGAAGAACAGCAATGCATTACGGTATCTGGAGATAATTTATATATTACGGATGATTATGTAACTACTCATAATAGTTTTATGAGTGAACGTATCGCTGATGAGATTAATCCATCTAGAGGACTGTATACAGCCTTTAACAAAGCCATTGTGCAAGAGGGAAAGTATCGATTCAGAAATACTAATGTTGAGTGTAAAACACTGCATGCATTAGCTTACCGGTACGCAAAACCTAAACAGGATATTAGTGACATTTCCTACACCTGTATTAAAGAGAAAATCTCTTACAGTGCAAAATACAAAGTCATACAGGCTATCAATTTGTTCTACGTTTCTGCTTCAGTAGATATGTTTGAATTTATGGAGAGTGCCCTGGATGAAGTAAAGCTACAGGAACTGGCTATTAAGTACATTGAAATGATGCTCGAAGGAACGTTGGCACCTACCTTCAATTTCATGTTGAAGTACTTTCACCTCTTATTGGTTGAAGGTACTGTCAAATGTAAGTATGACCTGGTTATCCTGGATGAAATAAATGATACAACTGCAGTAGCTTTAGAAATCTTCAAACTTATTGAGGCACCAAAAAAACTTGGATTAGGTGAACCTAGTCAGGCTATTTACGATTTCTTAAATCTGGTAGACGGCTTCGAAGAACTAGAAGATGCTCCAGTACTCAACCTAACTCAATCTTTTCGTTGCAGTATAGATATTGCTGAACGTATTCAATCTTTTATGCAAAAGTATACTGACAAAGAGTTTAAATTTGTAGGTACAGATGAACCTGTCAAAAATGATAAAGTTTTATATTGTACTTTAACAAATGCTGCTATTATCTCAAAGATTAGTCATAGATTAGCTCAAAACAAAGGTTTTCACCTTCTTAGAAACATCTCTGAAATATTCTCATACCCACTAGCTATAGTATCAACTGGCCAGGGTAAAAAGGTGTACCAAAAAAAGTATAAGTACCTTGAAGAAGAGTACGAAAATTACACAAAGAACCGCAAACCTGGGGATACTTACCTGAGCCATTTGTTGGCATGTATCGATGATCAGGAAACAAAGAGTGCTGTAAATTTACTTCTTACACTGAACCGTAAGGGTGTAAATATATTTAATTTATACAAAATGGCAAAAGAATCAAAAGTCGATCTTAGTTACGTGATTGCTACAGTATTTACCTCCAAAGGTTTGGAATATGAAACAGTTTATATTGCAGACGATCTCAATGCTCGGGTAGGAGATATCATCGATAAAGGTGGTGTAGAAACACACGAAGACCTGGTGGCAATGCGTTGTTATTATGTAGCATGTTCTAGATGTGGTGTTAACTTAAACAATGCAAATATGTTGCCTGTACTTACGAGGAAGTAATTATGAATAAAAGTCTTTTAGCAAAACTACTAGCAGTACCAAGTGCAGTTGTTATTGGTTCTCAAAGATTAGGCCTAAAAAAGTGTAAAGATTATGACATAGCTATGCTTAAAGAAGAATTTGATGCAGGCTCTTTTGAAAAAGTAATAGAAGAAATGAATAAATACTTTGACGTACTGCCAATGGGCAATAGCTATTTAGCAAGATATTACCAAATAGACGTTTTTCTGTATGAAAGAGAACAGTCTCTAGCAGCTGTGCGTCGAGTAATGAATAAGATGCTTGCACTGCCAAAAAGCATCATGGTTGAAAAATCAGTAAGAGTCTCGATATTTGAAGGTTTTCTGAAAGAAGAAAAAGATTATTAGTTTTACAAAAATTGTGCAGTTACTCACTATGCATAATTTTCCTTATTTAGTGAGTATTATTTAGGAGATATATATGCCCTCTATTAGCGCAATATTAAAGAACAAAGACGCTTCTGATGCTGAGAAGCTGGAAGAAATTGGTAACATTGTTACTTCTGCCCGTGAAGCTTACGGTAATGCTGATCAAGATATCAGCTCACCTGAAATGAATACCACATTTGGTATGATGGATGTTGCTGAACTTGAAGAAGACAGCAAGCTGGTGATTATCGGAGCTGAAGTTCAGGCTCTAAAATCTCGTGCACTGGAATTTGCGAAATGCAATGAAGGTGTCAATGTTCAAAAGAAAATGGAAGAGTTGGTAGCAACTAATCCTGTTCTGGCCAACATTACCGGCGGAACTAAATTTGATTACCTATAAGATTCTTTTGTAAGTTTTATTGCCTTCTCCCTGTGCCGGGAGGAGGCGATTTTTCTTAGATAAAAATGTAAAAACTTATTCATTAGAAGACTTCAAAAATCAAATACCAGCGGGTATTTAGGATCCCATCTTAACAAGTCTACAGGAAAGTATATTTCTCAATTGGTGAATAAAGAAAAAACACATACTTAGGTATACATAAAACAGCTTTACTCGCAGCAAAAGCAAGAGAGGAACATATTGTTGCTAATAGCCTACCGAATAGACTTAATTTTATAGGAGTACATGAAAATTAATAAATTCCTACCGTTTATTACCAAAAAATCTTCACCTATTTATATCTACGATACCTTACTTTCAAGAAGTAAAGGGATTGATAGAAACACCACAAATTCACTGTTTTACAGTATTTTAAAGTTTGGCATAGATAAAATTAGAGAACATGCCAAAACGTTACCGAGTATGACCGGAGTTACTCTTTATACAGAGTTGGTCAGCAAATTTTATCCTCAACGTATTGATGAGAAAGTCTTATCGGTATTTGTAGCTATGGCCAATAGCCTAGAAGAACAAAATGATAAATGGGATGCCGAATTAAGTAAGTTTGATATTAAAGACATCATGTGTTTTTTTCTTGTAATGGCTATGTTGGACAAAGAAAAAGATATGACATCACTAAATTTTCGAGGATTGTTGAAATACAAAGAAGTTTTAGAGGATTTACCTAAACACATAACATTATCAAATAATGGTACATCTGTAGTGTTTGATACAGAAGAAAATCTGAAAATTTTTATTCTGTACATGGCTATTTTTGAAGAAGACGATAAAGCGCTATTCAATGTAAGTCTGAAACCAGCTCCAAAGTCTGCACCAGAAGGAGACAACAATGACGTACCATTTTAAACTTGAAGAAGTTAAAGTACTTGTAAATGTTTCTATGCCAGTAATGCTTACTGGTGAAAAAGGTAGCGGTAAAACCACTCTGGCAAAACAGGTAGCTGAAGCATTGGATCTTGATTTCTACAGTATCTCAATGACTCGTCAAACAACATTATCTCATTTATTAGGATACATGAGTGTTGACGGTACCTATATTCCGTCAATTCTGCATAAGGCCATAACTCATGGAGGTTTGTACCTTTTAGATGAGATTGATGCTGGTGATGCTAACGTGTTGCTAAGCTTAAATACCATAGAAAACGGCTATTTATCCTTTCCCACTGGTATCGTTGAGTGTCACAAAGATTTCCGTTTAATGTCTACCGCAAATCCTCAGAATGAGCACCATCATTACACTGGAAGATCCAAGTTAGATGCTGCTACATTGGACAGATTTGATATAATAGATATTGACCGTGATCAAAAGCTTGAAGCTACTTTAGTGGACCGTGAAACGTTACGGAATATGAATATCCTTCGCAAAATAGTTAAAAATGCAAACTCTGATATCGTAGTTTCTATGCGTGATAGCTTACGTTATCAAACTCGTAAAAATTTAAATGTGTTGAATGATTTCGTATACCGCTTAGTTGGAAAAAGCAATTTAATGTTTGATAACTACAACGCTAAAATTAAAAGTTTACCAAAATACGCTGATCAATCTGAATGTAAGACATTTCCAGATTTGGTCAATTTACTGAAGTCTCAACAGGAGGTCCTATGACTACCCAAAATTTAGCTTTACATACTCCTTTGCATACCATTTTTCCAGAATCTTGGAAAAAAACTATGACAAATATGGATTACGCTGCATTTCGCAATCTGGATCATTTTAAGCATCATGTATCGAAGCTTACACAGAAAAATGATGACAACTGTGGTGTCACTTATGCTGATGCACTCGATAAACTACTGCATGGTGAGGCCGGGTTTCCTTCAGAGGAACAAGCATCAATTCGTAACCTGGTAAGGTCAAACTTGAAAAAGCGTGGACTGATCACTGGGGAAGTTTATGAAAACTACCGTTACAGTGTAGATGGTACCGCTGTAGGTTTTGATGTGGGCAAATATGCCAACGGTGAGCCTGATTGTGTTATTACACCCTCTGTTCAGTACATAGACTTTTTCTACGAATTGTATATCAGCATCAGCTACCCATGGCGGACTAGTAACTCCTTTATTCAGGAGAATATCGCTAAACTACTGGCTACTATTGAAGAACTGGAACGTCAGCATATTTTTATAAAAATTATGTTAATTCTGCCAATTAACAACGTTACCAATGCACGGGGTAAACAATTCTTTTCAAGTATTCCTGTATTTTCCCACAAAGAGCACAAAGATGTAGAAGGCATGTCTTCTGTGTTAAACGACAAATTGCTTCGGAAGTTTTACTTCGCGGTTATTGAAGATATCTATGGTGATGATCTTGCTTACGGATATGGCAATCCTGTTGAATTACCAGGTTGTATGAACGTAGGTAATGAATTTAACGAAGTGGAATTCTTTGAATCCGTTGTTAGTTCCGTTGGTGCATAATGGATACTTTCAAGCTCTTAGACAACTACATAAAAGATCGTACAGGCAATATTGGACCTTTTCCCGATATTGTACAGAAAGGAATTAATACTATAGCTGGTGAGATTCCGTTTAAGTTAAAACTTGCGATTACACTGGCAGAGCTTATTACTTTTTCATCACATCTGAGAAAACCTATCAAGCTGTACGATGGTACGTTAGTTCCTACTAACGCCATTGTATTTGCTTTGGCTGGATCAGGTATGTCAAAAGATAAATCCCTGAATACTATTCGAAAGTCTCTCGATATGGGCTATATGCAGATCGAAGATGAACGTAGAGAGTATGCCAAAGTTAAAGCCGAAAATAAGGCCAAGCTGGAAGGAAAAGGTAAGCATGAATGGAAGATGTTCTACGTTGAACCAAAACCGTTACAGGCCGGATTAGGTACTGTTGAAGGCTTACTGCATCATTTTGCTGATATCGGGCAGAACCCATTAGGTTCCGGCAGTATCACTACATCGGAAATTGGTTCTGAGCTTCAGACCAATGGAGCTATGACGGATATTATTAAAATAATTTCGCAAGCTTACGATCTAGGAAATGTTGCTCCAAAAATTGTTAAGTCTTCTGAAAATCAGACTCAAGCAATTAAGGGGTTACCGGTGAACGCTTTGTTCTTTGGTTCCCAGGAAGCACTGCTGTTTAATAATGAAATCAAATCAAAATTTAAACTGGTATTCAATACCCAGTTGGCACGTAGAAGTATCTTTACTTTCACACCTGAAGTTCCTACACGGTTGGAAATTTCCTCCATTGATGAACTCTACAAACTGAAAGAAAAGGAACGTGAACGTGTACTAGCTGCACAGGAAGCATTGAGCCATCTAACTTCTGGTTTGGTTGAAACTACCACCCAGGAACCTCTTACGTTAACCCCGGAAGCAACTAAGTTATTTGATGTTTACCTGGAGTACAACAATTTTATATCTGATGATCAATCGAATAAGTACCCAATATCAAAACTAAGTAGAAAGCATAAGCAGTGGTTAGCCCTTAAGTTAGCCGGTACGTATGCAATTCTGCACGGCAGAGAATTCGTTAATGAGGAAATGTATGCCTATGCTATCAATACCGTTGAACTACTGGCACCACAACTCAGTGAATTTGAAAAGGAACTTGTAAAAGAGCCTTATGAGCAACTGGCTGATATGTGCAGCTACAAAGCTGAAGATAGTTCTTTCTTCTTGTCATTACATGAACTCAGAAAGTTATCATATGTTACTGGTGCCGGTTCTTCGAAAAGCAAAGTAGAGGAATTGGCTAAACTGGCAAACAGTTACGATGAAGGTGGACGTTACACAGTTCACGAAAACGGTATTCAATACGATGAGCAAATTATTACCGATGAAATCGGTGTATCTTGTATTTTCTTTGAAGATACTGACCTGAAAGGGGAAGAGCTTAAAGAGTATATGGCCAGGAACTGTAAAGATGGCTTTGATGTCTATGATACAGATTTTGCTGAAATGCGAGATATGCTCAAAAATAATGCTGCTTATGGTCCATTTGTGTTTGCTGATGGAAAACGTGGTAAAGACAATGTTCAAGGCGGTACCAAATTTGTTGTTCTCGATATAGATAAGTCGTACATCACTGATGAAGAGGTGCATGTATTACTCAATGAGTACAACCATTATGTTGCCCGTACAAGTGATCCTGAGAATGAATTTAAGTTCAGAGTTTTGCTGGAACTGGATTCTATCGTCGATATAGAGCCACAACTGTGGAAAGCATTTATCCAGGAAATTGGAAAAGAGCTTGGGTTGGTTGTAGATAGTCTTCCTCAAAGTCAGATATTCTTCTCATTTGCTGATAGAAATATTCTTGAGCAATTGGATGGATCTACACTTAAAACTAAATATTTACTGGAAAATGCCAGTGAGTGTTTACGTAACAAGCCAAAGCTTCCTTCAGAATTACCTCCTAAAGAAAAAAACAATAAGTTAGCTGATCCTCGTGAAACTTTCTCATTTGCTTTTACTGCAGAACCTGGAGAACGGTCTATTTTACTATACCGTGCATTAGCGTATGCTATTGACCTGGGAGCTGATGAAGAATACATAGAAAAGCTGGCTCATGAAGTTAACGACTACTGGATGGAATCAATGGACAAAGACCGCTTAAAGAGAACGCTTATCACACCTGCACTACGGAGAGTTTAATAATGATTAGAAAATACCAAAAAATACAATCTTTCAAAAATGTCTGTAAGTGGGTACATAAATTAATTTATGAACTATTACAGTTAAAGGAGATGATAATGACTTTTAAACACCCCGTAGTTACAAAAGAACTTGAAGGTACATACATTAAAAAATCTACTAGTACAGGTGAGTACGTATTTCTAAGCGATAATACTTTCGGAAACGAAACTAAAATTTATGACCATACGGATATAGCAAGTTTTCTTAGAGACTTAAATATAAGTGCTTCTGATTTAGAAGAGTCAGAAATTGAAAGAGATACTTTTTATATCTCTTACTTTTTGGGTGCTTAATACCATGAATAAAATACATAAAACATTTTATTCTTGGAGGTATAAATACGACAATAAAAAACGTATTTGGAGAGCTTTTAGAAATACAATTGAAGTTAATCAATTTCATGTTCATGAATTACATTTTGTTATGGAGCACTTAGATGACCCAATGGAATTACCTAACTTAGTATTAGCAAGGGTTCCTGTACTCTCGTCTGAGGAGAGACAGAAATTTCTTACAGAAGTAGCCGAAGAGACAGGTTATGACAGCAACAGTGAAGAGTGCTAACCGATGACTAGTATTTATGGTGTTATCTAATGTGGATTTACAATGGTACCCCAGTAGATTCTCATGCCGATTTACTTACCGGTTGTACTGATTTTGTGTACCTGATCACTTATGCCTGTGGGCGTATGTATATCGGTAAAAAAAGTGTTCGAGCTATAAGGCGACTAAAACCGACAAAGAAGCAGCTGTCTAAGCGTAAGAACTACGTTCGTAAAGAATGGGTGGATTTGCCCTTTGCCAAGTATGAAGGCTCTAGCGAGCTTACACAGGGCCTGAAGGCAGTCTCTAAAGAGATTTTATATCAATGCAGCACTAAGAAAGCTGCTACCTACCTGGAAGTGGCCTTATTGATGCACCATGATGCTTTATTTGATCCTGATTTCATAAATGAGAATATCAGTGGAACATTTTTTAATTCAGACTTAGATGGTCTATTGGAACCATAAGCAGCTGACGGGTACCGTATCTACTGGGAATAAGCCTGTACAAGCAGTGAAACTACTGAGGATTTGAAAAGATGAATTTAATGATTATAGACGATAAACACGCTATTAAGAGTGATAGTTCATCCTGGATGGTGTGCAAACGCGGAAAAGATAAAGAAGGCGAAGATACCTGGACAGCTATCAGCTGGTATGGGTCTCTAGAAGGGGCTATACAGAGCCTGGCAGACTTATTACTAAGAACTGATACTAGCACTAGCCTGCAGGAGTTAGAAGCCTCTGCGGAACGTATATCAAAGCTATTTGAAGGTATTCCAAGTATTCATATAAAAGTAACTAAGGATTTAAAATGAGTGATTTAAACACAATAGTACAGCAGAAAGAGCCAGCACTTTTTAAAGCTATTCGAGAGTCGCAATTGATTAGAGATAATATTCCGACTTTTTATGTATCTGCTGATGGAAGATGCTGCACTCATAGACTTGGAAATATTGATATTCCAGTCTGGTGCAAATCCGCCGAAGACGGATTTAAGTTGATGCAAATTATTGATAGCTTATAGCGTCATAACCCCTTAAACAGCAGACGGCGTATTAATAAAAGAGGTATTGAGAGTATGAAAGTAGAAACCGAAAGCATTGAAAGTGAAAAAAGTGCTGTCCTAGCCGGTCGGCTGGATCGATTTGTTAGGCGCTTTTTATTTGGTGAAATGAAATGAGCAAAATTCTATTACCGACAGGATGCTTGATTGTTGATGACTATTCAAACGGCAAACTAGAGACGCTTTCAATAGGCGACTACGGGAAACATAAAAACATAAAGGCTGATTTCCTTGGGTATACGCGCCCACTTAATGGTGTAGAAAATGGGCCGATAATGCCGCTACAGGAGAAGTGGGTAATAACTCTCTCTACTCAGTACGGGTGCGTAATGAAATGTACTTTTTGTGATGTGCCAAATATCAAGTTCTCAGGGAACGTCAGCTTCAGCGACTTAAAGGCTCAGTTTTACGCGGGGATAAATGCCTATGATAGTGTGAAATACACTGACAGGCTAAATATCCACTTTGCTAGAATGGGTGAGCCGGTTTTCAATCAGGACGTTTTGAGGTTTTCTGAGTGGCTAGGGGAGCATAAGCGTCAAATTCAAGATGAGACAGGCGTTAGGATTGAAGTTATTCACCCTGTTTTCACAACAATGTGCCCTGACTATAAGCACACATTTAATCGAATCCACGAATGGGTGAAGATAAAAAACGAGCTATTCAAAGGTCAGGCAGGTTTACAGATCAGTATCAACAGCAGCTCAGAGGTACAGCGTGAACAGATGTTTGGTGGCAGCAGTCACACCCTTATTGATATTGCAAAGAATCTCGAAAATATTCAAAAACCTATCGGTAGAAAGTATTGCCTGAACATAGCTTACGCATCAGGGAATGAAGTTGACGGCGCAAAACTCGCCGAGCTTTTTGACACTGAAAAATGGATGGTGAAAATAACGCCCATACATAACAACTCAGCCTGTATGGAGAATGGCATACAGACAGTAGACGGTTACCAAACTTACACCCCTTATACAGAGCCGGAGGAGAGCTGTAAGGGGGCCGGGTTCGATACCCTTGTATTTATACCATCGCAAGACGAAGAAGATAGCCTGATCACTTGCGGTAATGCGATTCTAGGTGGTGGGAAACTCAAAATTAAGCAAGGACTATAAAGTCTTTCTAACGATTGAATTTACCGGGCGCAGCACTGGCCTAATGGCATAAACGAGGAGCGTGAAACGCTCCGGTAGAATGGCTTGTTATAAGAGCCGATTTGGAGAAACATAAAATGAAAAAACTTTGTATTTATCATGGTAACTGTGCTGATGGGTTTACCGCTGCTTGGGCAGTGCGTAAAAAGCACCCTGGAACAGAATTTCACCCAGGCATTTACGGTCAAGAACCACCTGCTTGTACTGGTCGTGATGTAATTATGGTTGATTTTAGCTATAAGCGCCCAGTGTTACTAGAGATAGCAAAACAGGCTAAAACCGTATTAATTCTGGATCACCATAAAAGTGCTGAAGCCGACCTGGTTGATTTGCCAGAAAATGTTACTATCCACTTCGATATGGATAGAAGTGGAGCAATGATGGCATGGGAATATTTTCACCCAGATACTAAACCACCATTTTTAATTAAACATGTTCAGGATCGTGATTTATGGCGGTTTTCAATGGAGCAAACACGCGCTTTTCAGGCGAATTTACTCAGTATGGAATACACGTTTGAAAATTGGGATATGGTTGATGACCTATGTGCTGATGATTATAAATACTGGTCGTTTATCGGTGCTGGTGAAGCCATTGAAAGAAAGCACTTTAAGGATATTAAAGAACTGATAAAAGTGGCTGCAACGAGAAGCACTATAGCTGGATTTGACGTACCCACTTTAAATGCTCCTTATTTTTTCAGTAGTGATGCGGGTCATATTATGGCTGAGAAAGAACCGTTTGCGGCATGTTACTGGGATACAGCAGAAGGCAGGACCTTTAGTTTGCGTTCAGAAGAAGGTGGACAGGACGTGTCTAAAATTGCCGTTTTATTTGGTGGTGGTGGACATAAACATGCCGCCGGTTTTCAACTTGCCGCTGATGAATTGCACAAGTTGGCTAGTGCTTGTTAACAGAGATTATTGGTAAATAAACTATGAGTAAATCAGAATTTAAACGTCTTAATATCCAAAACGGAAGACCTATGTACTCCGATAAAGGTAGATTTGTTGAGATGCACAGAAACCAAAGACAGTATGCTTACCGAAAAGCAATAGAAAAATATCCTGCAATAGCACATCCTTATTTATGGGGTAAAGGTACTCCGGTAGAACATACTGTTAATGAATATAAAGAGCATCCAAAATTTAGAGGATATTATTTTAAGTGTTTAAAAGAAATTCGAGCTAAGAGATTTAAGTAATGAATTTACCAGAAGAGTATAGCAATGAAGTTTTACAGGAAACAGAGATAGGAGCCATAAGCTGAATGGAACAACGTGTTGAAAATATTGTAGGTGAAAAAGCCTATGAACTAAGAGTTTCTGGGCTACCCTGGAAAGACATAGCCAAAAAAATGATGTTTCAAGGCAAGAACCAGGTTGCTTATTTAAATGCAGCTGCAAAGATGTATGCTATTTATTCTGGTAAAGAATGGCCTGTAAAAATTAAAAAGAAACACCCCTGGGTAGTTGTCACACCTAATATGAAATTTCCTCCAGTATCTGTCGATACAGAAATTGAAATACTGGATATGTCTGGTTGCAGGAGTTACATAGTAGGAAGAGAAGCCGAATTTGGAAGAGTACTGCGAAGAAAAGCAGGAGAGTGTATTTGGCACAGAACTTCTGTTCATGCTTACAGGTTATTATAACAATAGCATGGAACCTTCACATGAGCCTATCTTAGGAGAATTAGGATTTTATACTCCTTTATTCTGGTTAGTTGTAGCTATTATTATTTGGAATATATAAATCATGAATGATTTTATAGAAGTATCCTACGAAGTATATTCGACACCCTGGTTTATTCGTCAAAAATTAGCACAACTTGAAGAGCACATTATGCTCAGTTTTGACACAGAAACTCGTAGTGTGTACTCCAAAGAAGAACGTAAAGAAGCTAAACTTTTACTGAAAAATCCTAAAATCAGTTTAAAAAATAAAAAGTTATCACTGCAGGTAGTTAATAGTTCAGGTTTAAGTTTTCCTTCGCTGGTAACTGTTACACATTTTATATTTGGTATCAGTGACTGCGAGAGTGTTGTCCTTATTGCCGAAAACATGGCAGTAGAAATGATTATATGGAACTGGTTAGCCAAATATGAAGGGTTAATTATTGTCCACAACAGTTTGTTTGATCTTAAACTGATGTATCACCGGGTAAAGAAATTTCCGAAGAATTATGAAGATACTCAATTGTTAGCTAAAACTTTTGTTAACCATGTTGATATATGGAAAGCAAAGGTTGGACTGAAAGAACTTGTTGGAGATCACTACCTGCCTGCATGGTCTTTATTTGACACATACGAACCTAAAAATTTAAGAGATCCTAAGTTTCTTATGTATGCAGCTACTGATGGATGTGCTACAATACTACTTTACGAACAATTAGAAGAGCACATCAATAAAAATGAGAGAAATTCACGGGGATACTGATACTAGACTTCATAATATTTGGAAAGGCATGAAAAATAGGTGTAGAGCAAAACAATACGAAAAAACTTATAAAAATATTGAAGTTTGTACAGAATGGAAAAATTCTTATTTAGCCTTTAAATCTTGGGCTTTATCTAATAATTATAACGAAAATTCTTCTATAGATAGAAAAAATAATAATGATAACTACTGCCCAGATAACTGCAGATGGACAAACCAAATAGTTCAATCTTCAAATACTAGAATTCTTTATTCCCATAATAAATCCGGATATAGAGGAGTTAGCTGGAATAAGAAATACAGTAAATGGGAGGTGTCAATAAGCGTAAAATCAAAGGTAATAAAAGTAGGGTACTACGACTGTATAAAAGAAGCTGCTCAAGCTTATGATACCTATGTACGTGATAACAACCTACCCCATACAACTAATAATACTGCAAAACGTACTGAGTCTAATACAGGTAAATTACTACTGACTACAAATACCTCTGGGTATATAGGAGTGAGTAGACCTAAAAGAATAAGACACTTAAAAAATTCTTGGGTAGCGCAAATCTCTATAAAGAAAAAGAAAATATTCAGTGGGTATTTTAAAACTGCTTTAATAGCTGCAATAAGAAGAGAAGAATTTATTATTGCTACAGGCTCAAGCAGTAAACGAAACTTTAGTGATAAAGATTTAGAACAACATATAGAGGAGTTTAGTGATGCCTAACGTACCATTACAATTAGTAGACTCAAAATTTGCTCATTGTGAAGAAAATTCTATGAGTAATAAGACTACTATCATAAATAGCCTATCTGACAAATTTCCACAACAGTATATTGATAATTGGTTTGGTGCTGATAGCTTTTTCAGTACTAATTACCTTACCGGTGTATTAAAACAAGGGTACTTCATAACAGTAGATTACTTTATGGGTTCCGAAATATATTCCGTAAAACTGATATTGTCAGCCACGATTGAAAATGTAACTGGACCTCTTGATACACTGGAATTAGCAAGAAAATGGGTTAAAGAGAATGTCTAAAAGACCTTACGAACTACTGCCGTTTCCTTATCCGGCTGACTATGATCCTTCTGAAGAACAACCTGATTTCTTTTATGAAAACTTTTTAAAGCATTTCATTCCAGATATGATCAAAATAATGGATGCTGGACTGCATATTGATGAAAAAGCAGTCGATGAATTGCGTAAAGTTATTGATGATGTTTTGGAAAAAGTCTCCGTAGCTTTAAAAGCAAACAAGATCGTAATGCGGTATCAAAAACATAGGCTGCCTGCAGCTCAGAAAGCTCATGCAGAGAAGGCTACCCAAGCAGTAAGAACATCAGATCACTATCTGAAAGAGTATGTGGCTTCTGACATGGTACACCGCACATGGGTAATGAACACGTATCTAGAATCTACTGGGGCTAAAGAGTATTGTAAAGAGAAGTGGTCTGTAGCCGAATTAAAGAAGCACAATGTATGGGCTAATGATCACCTGGTAGACATGCTAATTCATAAGAATGTTTCAGTTACCAATAAATATGTGAAAGCAGGGATGGTTGCACTGGCGGAATATAAGGTGGAACTGTGGAACAGGCCACGATACGAAAATGCTAACACAAAAGTTAAGGTGAACGCATTCAACCCTGGAAGCACTAAACAGAAACAGGAACTGTTCAGCATGCTTGGTCTAGAGTCTACTGCTACCAGCAAAACAACAGGTGATGATTCCTGGGGAAGAGATCAATTAGAAGAGTTGCAAAAAAATTCGACAGGTAAAGATCTACTGCTGTTACTGGATGCACTTATCGATCACTCCTTTAGTGGGATTATTAAGAACAATTTTATAAAGGCATTCGACTCTTACACCATTGATGGCGTACTCCACGGCAATATTCGTTTAGGTGGAGCTAAGACTTGGAGAAATACGAGCAATTCACCAAATCTTTTGAATATGCCCTCAACCAAATCCATATACGCAAAACCTTTGAAAAAGTGCTTTATTGCTCCAAAAGGTATGCTTGTAATTCAAGCAGACTATAGCTCTTTAGAAGATGTTGTATTAGCAAATATAACATTAGATGAAGGGAAATTAGCAATACAAAAAGATAAAACTCTAGATGCGCATTGTTACAACGCACTTGGCTACTATCCAGAAGAAATAGAAAAAGTTATCGGAGTGCAGGGAAATTACAAAGACAAAGTACGAAGATTCAAGCAAATGGTTGAAGGTAAAAATACAATCCTAAAAGAAATACGTCAAAAAAGTAAACCTAACACCTTCAAATTAGCTTACTTGGGATTTCCGGATGCAGATAAAGGAGGAACAATAACTAAAGAAATTTATGATAATTATCATAATGTTCTTTATCCAGAAGTTAGGGCATTCTTAGATGATTATGTTATACCTACAGCACAAAAGCAGGGTTACCTGCATTTGGGCTTAGGAGCTAGGATTTATTGTGATAACGTAGATGATGTTTTTCGTACTCTTTTTAACAGCAACTTTCAGTTTTGGAGTATACTTACATTAATAGCTGTTAATGAACTAAATTATCGAATAGAGCAGGAACAGCTAACCGAAGAAATTCAAATTACCTCCACCATTTACGACTCTATCTACTCTAATATTTCAAGCAATGCAGAAATAGTAAAGTGGTATAACGATAATTTAGTCGAAATAGGTAAAAAAGATTTTCTTGTGTGCCAACAAGTCCCTAATACACTTGAATGTGGTATTGGACGGAACTGGGCAGAAGAAATAGCACTGTCACCTAACGCAACAACAGCAGAAATACAAAAAATCTTGAATACTTTTTAGTTGTTGATACTCGTTATGTTAATGACTACTTATAGGAAACAGTATGACTATGATGCAAACAGATAAACCAGAAATGAAAATAGGAGTAACAAAAGATAATGACTAATTCGATTGATGAAATACTATGGGAAAACATGGTAGCTAAATTAGCTAAACCAGGAGAAGAAATTCGTAAAAGCCTTACAGCTAAAGAGGCTCATGAATTACATATGGTTATAGGTATAAGCGGAGAAGCCGGGGAGTTACTTGATGCTTTAAAAAAAGTTAGTATCTACCGAAAACCTTTAGACAGAGAAAATGTAATAGAGGAACTTGGAGATCTAGAATTCTATATGCAAGGGCTAAGAGGTAGTTTAGGTATAACCAGAACAGAAGTACTAGCACATAACTTTAATAAACTAGCTAAGCGTTATGAAGGATTTAATTATTCTGATAATGCTGCACAACAAAGAGCAGATAAAAATGACTAACCCTCTGCAGTATAACGACCACAAAGCCGATATGCCGGATGACTGCATATTTAAAATTAGCCCGAGTCAATTCCCTAAATTTGCGGATAAACCACATTTTTGGTATCGATCAGAAGTGCTTGGTATTAAAGACTTCGAATATAATACGTCAACAGTATTAGGTACAGTAGTTCATTACTGCGCTGATCAAGTTGCCAAACAATTACCGGTTGATACCAATATTATCACTGAGTACATAGAGTCTTTTGAAGATAAAGAAGACTACGATCCTGATGCTGTAAAACACCATTATGTTGAAATGGCTGAACACCTGGTAAATGACTATGTGCTTGAAAATGCGTTTCTCGAAACAGAGAAATTTGTTGTAGCTCCAATACGCGATGGTTACTATATTGGTGGTCAACTTGATGCTCTCCAGGGAGAAAAAGACGAGTGTATGATTGTTGATTATAAAACATACCATTCAAAGACTACCCCCAGAGCGTTTAACTCTACTTACCGTTACCAACTGCTTACTTATGCTGCAGCTTTAGTTCGATTAGGTTATACACCCACACGTATACGTTTGGTCTATGTAAATCGCCATATTGAAGGTGCAATCAGTGAAAAGACAGGTAAACAGCTAAAGTCCTATCCACCGACAGTCACAGTGCTTACCGAGACTATTACGGAAGAAGACTATGCGTTCATAAACTCTCTTTTAGAGTTGTGTGTAGACAGTGTTGAAGCCAGTAAAGCACACCCAGAATTAACTCATGTCATTTGGCATGACCAACGCCTTAAAGAGGAAAAATAATGAGCAATGTAAAACTTTTGGTAGCAGCTCTTCCGGCCATCGGTAAAACAACCCTGTTACAAAATTTAACAGACACCCTGGTAATCGCAAGAGACGGTAAAAAATACCCTTTTGCACAACCTCATATCAATGTTCCTGATTACACATCAGTCAGTGAACTTATCGATATAATCTCAAATACTGTTGAAAAGTATGAAAACAAAATGGGTGAGTTACCAAAAACAGTAGCTATTGATTCAATATCCAAAATTTTATTAGATATTGAAGGTTACTGTCTGGCAACTATTAAGTCTTTTCCTTATGGAAAAATTAATACAGAAATTAAAGAATTTGTCGATTTCATCGAAAGGGACCTGGCTGATGCTTTTAATGTTGTTCTGGTATCACATGCCTTATACAACGAAGATACTGTTGGCTACTCACTGGTTAATGCTGGTGGAAGTTATGGTAAGAAAGGTGGAATACTTTCTGAAGTTGATGAGTCTGTATTTTTGGAACTTAAAGGTAAAAACCGTGTAATTCATTACCGTAATCCAAAAATGTGTGCCAGAACTACTGTGAAAAAATTACCAGACAGTATCGATAACAAAGACTTCGACTTACAAAAACATTTAGATATGTTGCAAAGCAGACAATCTGAAGCTACTGCTTGGTCTTTAGGCTAATTTAACGTTATGTGCAATTTTCAAACTGCAAGGTTCGGGATAGTAGCTTGTTCTAGACACAGCTCCATCTAACGACGCGTAGCGACTATTCGCACATAACTATTTATTTAACGTTTTTAACCTTTTTATTTCAATATACTGTGCTCTGATCTACTGACTCTGATTGGCCATATACGTTGTTACATAACAGACAGATATTGTATCTTTGTCGGTTAAAAGCTATTTATTTAACGCCTATATTTAATGAAACGAATGTATTTTCGTTTTTGAATCTTCGATGGGAGACATCTAGAGGTAGGCTATTTATTCAAGGGGTGTACAAATAAGAAATAATAGTAAAACATTTCATGTTGGATTATTTCATTCTCTTGTAGAGGCTGTTATAGCCAGAAACAATTTTATAAAATTACATTCACTTAATAATACATTAAGTGGTATTTAATAGGGAATTTTCCCGTCAAACTAAAACAACACACTGAGTGTGTAGGAATACAGCATATATGAGCTTCTTCAAATCCTCAAAAAAAGCAGAAGATGTAAAACAAGGTGGCAGTAACCACATTACGTCGTCTGGTGTTTACCCAGTAACTTTACTTGCTCCAATCGTAAGTGTGTCCAAAGGTGGATCTACTTCGATTGATATGTTCGTTGATCATGCAGGGCAAAAACAAGTCATCTACGGCAATCTACGTATTACCAACAAAGATGGTTCTCCTAATAAAATTGGAGCCAAAATCTTTAATCAGCTGATGATCATTGCTGATGTTGAAGAAGTATCTGATCCTATTGAAATCGATCTTCCAATCGGTAAGAAAGCAGCTATTAAGACTGTAGCTGCTCTGGAAGACCTGGCTGATATTGATGTCATGATGCGTGTTCAAATGGAGTATGGCATTTACCAGGGAAATATCACCGAAAAGAAAGTTATTAAAGCTTTCTTTCGTGCTGGTGATAACGCTTCTGCAGAAGAAATTGTTAACGATGAAGAAGCTGGTTCAGCTTTCGAACGTGAATCAAAGTACCTGGATAACATCACATTCAAGGATGAAGTAACACCAGAGCAGGTTAAACAGTGGATCTCGGACAAACGTCCAAAAGGGACTGCTGGTGACTCTGCTGGTGGAGCTGATACTTCTGAAAAGAAGCCTAGCTTCGGCAAGAAACGTGCTTTCGGCAAGAAGAAAGAAAGTTAAGGAGAAGGCTGGTGTTAGACACCTTAAAAGCAACTGCTGTGACTATATCAGTAGTTTTATTTTTAGGTACTCTTACCTTTCTTGTACCTATATTGATTCTAGCTGTAACAAATGCCGTAGTAGTAATTATAGTGTTTTTAATAGTTAAAGATCACATTACTTCTAAACCGTAATATGTAGGGGAGCAATCCCCTACATTTTTACTATAGCCAGCTTATTGCGGGAAGCTGAGCAGCTTCTTCCACAATATCATCAGGAAAATTGACTCTAGACCAAATATTAAACGGATTATCGTCAATAGAATCTGCCTCTCCAAATGCTTTTTCTACTGCAAGAATACTAATCATAGAAGCAGCACGTTCAGTAAAGAGACTAAATATAATTTTAAATTTTCTGAAAAAGAACTTTGTAAACATAATAGCTCCAAGATCATTAATAGTTTGAAGCTCTTTAGAAGTAACTACATCATAGTTTACAAAAGTTTCTACAACTTCTTTTAAAACCTTTTGTTTGTATTCTAGTCTAGTTTCTCTTGATTTAAACTTCTTAGGGACGTTTGATGTTCTATGCTTGTACAAAGCAAATCTAGCAATGAAATCACTTACCTGTGTAGCCCTAAGCAGTAATTTGTAAGGTCCAGTAGTTTTATCCATATATAGGTATTTATAGGAGGTAGCTACATATTCATGTAAATACTTATCAGCAAGCTCCTTTGCTCTTTCTGCTAATTTTGCTTTACCACTATATATATCCTCTTCTAAATTAATATCTTCTATGATATTTTGAAAAATGCCTTCATCAATTAATTCTGCTACTGGATTGTTGTCTACACTGTCTTGTAACCTACTTAGCTTAAGTTCTAACTTTTTACGTTTATTTGCAGATAACTTGATATTACTTTGTAATTCTCTTTCTGTAATATCTCTTTCAGACAAATCTTTCTGATAGTTTTCCAACTCTACTAGTGCTTCTGCCTGGTATGTTGCTATATTTCTGGGATTTACCCCTTTAGCAAAAAGGATAAGATTATTACTGACAAAGTTAGGTAATAGAATAACACCTGTCTTTATGACAATATTCTCTTTAGCTATTTTAACTGTTGCTATCCACAACTTTTCAATATCTACATTAGGTGCTTTAGGAAATAGTGTATTGCCTAAAAGCCATGTTAGTGTTTTATTGACACTTCTAATTGTACCTCCAACAAAATTTTTCTTATCTGTAAATTTCATTTTTCTGAAACCGAATATCAGATTTAAGAATTCCTCCCTAATATAAACATCTTCATTTTCACCCCAAATACTTTTAATAGCCTTTTTCATTTCTAGAGGCATAAGTTTATACATTTCTGCTATTTCAGGATCTGAAGAAGTTTCAGTAAAATTCACATATTCACGTAATTGCGTACTTTTGTTTTGCTCAAATTCTTTTTTAGCTTCTATTAATACTTTTTTGTTTATTTCTGTAGAGCCTGTTTTATCCACAATACTTCCAAACATACGTCCTAATACATGATCAAATCTGTTATCCCGGTTGAGCAAACTGTCTTTATTGTGTTCAGACATTAAGTAACGTAGATTAACTGCATTACCGTGCTCAGACACAATAGGCTGCAACTTTACTGTTTCTGTTGGTTTAACACGCTGAGAAAGCTGCCTATAAGCCTTTAAACGTTTTTCTGCTATTACTCCAGCAGTTTTAATTTTAGCATCTCTATAGCTCATTTCAGGGTCCATAGCCTGGTAGATATCCTGCAATGCTTCACCTTGATGTTTTTTAGCTGTAAGAGAAACAATAGCTTTAACCCAGGTAGCGTCACCTCCATTAGGATTTACCATTAACCATCTTTTTTCTGATTTATCAGAGATATCCATCGTAAGAGGTTTTTTATCCGCAGCAGCATAGGTGTAACCTTCAGAAATTAGTATGTCTATCTGGTCAGCAGTTGCTGTTCTTACATCTACTCTGGGATCAAATGTTTCTTTAGAGTATCCTTTTTCTGTTTGCATTTTATTATTGTGAAACAGTTTTTCTAAAGACATTTCTTTATTTAACTTGTGCAAAGAAAATAACTTAGCTATTCCATTATCTAAACCATCAGCAGCATTTTCCCTCTTATATACAGCATGGGCTAAATTTCGATAATCTTGTTTACTGTGTTTAATACCATACAAGGAAGCCAGTTCATCAATAAGTTTAGTAGCCCTATTCAAGTCACCAGATACTTCAATACCTAATCCCGCTGCATTAGCGATTGCGTAAGCATTATTTAATTGCCAGTCTACGGTATTGCTAGTAGCCATTTTTGAGCCTAAACCTTCTGCCTGGTTTATATAAAGCAAACCATTAGCTTTATATTCTTTTCTAATTTGTTTTTCTAAAGAAGTAATTAAAAGGTCCAAAGAGCTATCTGAGCTTAGAAGCCCCAGTAGATTATCGGGCGTATATTTGTCTCTTTCAGCAGTATCCAACAAAGACACTAAATCCAGCTTTATAAATATTTTATAAAGAGCTTCACTTTCTTCTGTAGTAACTTCTGTATGAAAACCTTTACGAATATGTTTAATTACGTTTGTAGCTTCACGCATACGTGCTTGGTCTACAATATGCTTAGAAGCTCGAAGCAAAGAATGCCATACAGCGTTATTTCCTTTTTGCTGCTGTATTTCTCTCACTAATTTAACAAAGAAATTTCTTTCTGTTATTCCTATATTGCGACTAACTTGTTTGATAACAGAACCTAATTCAGCATATATTTTAGAATCTAATAATCCTGCCAAAGTATGAAGTACTCTACCCGGAATACGTTTAGGCTTATCTTTCCTAGCATACTTAGCTGCAGGTGCAAATATCCAAGCATGAATTTTATCTACCGTTATCTGATTAGCAGAATCAAGTACATTAAACATCCTAAAAATACTGCGCTTTTGTTTTTCACTAGCAGTTAAGGCTTGATCTAACATTTTTCTTAAAGCTTTATCTGCAGTAAGATTTTCAATACCCCGTAGCTTATTAGCTGCATATTTAAGTGCGTCTTTATACCATTGCACTAAACGTTCCCATAAACTACCTTCACGCTTAGTTCTATTTCTTACTGTTAATGTAGATAATTTAGCTGCAAATCTTTCATTAGATAATCCATAAGCTACAAATTCATGCAAATAAGGATTTACAGTACGACCAGAAACAGGATCTTTATAACTACGACTATTATTAAACAAATACTCATAAGTCTCTTTAGCTGTTCGTACTTCATCTGCTGTAAAATCTTTACCTTTAGGAAGAAAATCTCTCCAAGTAGTATTTTTCTCAGCAAGTGCAAATATTTGTTTTAAACCTCTACGTAAACCGGAATTTGTATCTACTGCGTACTCAGTTACGGCATGTATAAGTTCGTGCACATACGTTTCTTGTGCAGACATCTTTACGTTGTTTTTATTGCCTGTTACTGAACCTAATACATGAATATCTTGAGTACCATCTGTAAAGGTACGCTGAGCACCTATTGTAGTGTCTCCGCTTTCACCCACTTTAATATCGATATCATGTTGTAACTTGATAAAGTTATCTAACAGTTCCTGTAAGGTAGCTGTATGTGCTGTAGATTCTTTTTCTACTCCTACATCTTCAAGCTTACTGAAGATAGTTTGAATAGTAGTAGCATCTATAACTCCTGAAAATAAAGAGGTAAAATTTTCAAAATCTATGCTTCTTCCGATAGAACCTTTAAAGCTTTCTATTTCTTTAAAAACAGCCGCTATTGGCCCATCAGAAGAATCTAAAGGCTTAACATTTTTAGTTTCTAAAATGTACACAGATTCTGAATCATGATATGCAGAATGGTTAACAGCTATATGAGAATGATCTTTTAATAAGCTCTCCCTGGCTGCTTTAACTTCTGTATGCAATTCTTTTAATTCTGCTATTTCTTGAATTAAGTTAAAGGCAATTCTTTTACCTTTGTCATTTTTGCTGTACAAGTTTTCTGACAAATGAGTAGAAATTTGACTACGTTCTTCTTCAGGTAGTGCTCTAACACTTTCGATAACATTATTAAGACTATCTGATACTTCCTGCATTAAGTCATATGAAGTAACTACATCTATAAAAGATTTATTATAGACACCTGTACCTTTAGCTACATCAGCTAAAGAGTACACTGCTGCATCGTGTACATTTAATGCTGCAAAAGCAGATAAAACAGCTTGCTGTATAACAGAGTCAATATTGTGAATATTAGTAACTGTTCCAGCTACTCCCGGGTCAAGGAACTTATAAGATTTTGCATAACTAGTGATACTGGAAGTACCTTCTTCTCGTGCAGTATTCCTTAAAGGTCTACTAAAACTTATCTGTACTTGGTATGCTTTGATATAGTTTCTTCTTAAACCTCCCTTTATGGCTATTATTCCGTCATCTAAGCCTTTAGAAAGTGGTCCTTTGACAATGGGCATAAACTTTCTTAAAGTGTCTAAGAGGGCTTCAGTCTCCTCTAATGACGGTATTCTACCAAGTTCCTCTTTTTTAGCTTCTAAAGCAATTTCAAATTTTTTGTTAAACGTATAAAACATAATTTGAAAAGCTTTATTAATTTTCTCTCTATATTTTATAAAGTTACCAAGTCTGTCTTCTAGAGACATGGTAAGAGCTTCACCATGAACTTCTAATACTGACTTTATAAAAGTATCCTGCTGTTTGTGTGTAAGTACAAAATCTTTATCCAGCTTCTGATCTATAGGTATAATTTCTTTTATAAGTGTCTCTAACGCATTCCCTAATACCATTAGTTCTGCATCTTCTGCTTTGGCTATTTTGGAATAAAACTGGTTCAGTACTGCGTATGCAAAATTTTCTTTAGCTTTTTTTAGCGCAGATCCATAATTGGTGACCATTAAAGGATCTTTACTAAATTCACGTCCTATATCAGATATAAGATTTCCTTCTTTTATGAATGAACCAATAATGTTTCTAGTAGCAATCGATATGGCTTTTGCGTTGTTTTTGTTCTTGTTAGCCATATCAGATATAACTTTCTGCCATTTAGCTGTAAGTTTCTGATACAAGTCCATAGAATTAGGCAAAGCAGCATGAGAAGGATAATCAGTAGTTACATTGTCTAAAAATACTCCACCAGAAGCCAGGTCTTCTACACCGTCTAATAGTGATAACATATTACCAATCATCACTCCGCTGGTAACAGCATCTGTTTCAATACCCAAGGTAGTTAAGAAAGGCTTATCAGGAGAATACTTAGTTAAAGCCAATAATGCTTCAAATGTATGCATTTTTTCTCCACCTAACTTAACAGCTTCTTGTATAGCTATTATGTCTTCTGGGGTCCTGTCGTTAACATTTTTCTTTAATGCATTAACAGCATCCTTTGTAGCTGCAAGAATACTTTTAAATTCTTTCAAACTATCAAGAAAATGATGTTTATCTATTCCATAACCAAATGCTTGAGCTACTGCTAGTTGAAATGTCCTATTTAGCTTAAGACCTTCTACAGATACCAGGTGACTTTTTAAACCAATCATGTGCCTGATTAGCTTGTCTTGAATAGGGTCAATAGTATTATTGTCTATAAACAGTCTTCCACCCCGGGATACAAAATACTTCATGTAGAAAGATTGTTGAGGTTTACGTAACTTCCCAATAAATTCTTTAATATTGTCCAGACTACGATCAATTCTGTTATTAACAGCTTGTAAACTTTTACGTTGAGTTACATGCGCATTTTCTATGTCAGTATTTCTTCCTGTGACAATAGCTTGTGTTGCTTCATCCAGCTCAAAGAATTTATTTACAGTACTATTTCTAACAGTCCACTTATCCTGTTGTATATTTCTAATAGTGTTACCGGTTCTTTCTGGTGTCTGTTGACGAGTACCTCTCATAAACTTAGGAGTATGTGTAGAAGGTTTACTCCCGGGAAATACTTTATAGTTTTCTAGATTAAGAAGTTCAGGAACAGCTTCAGTAGCTTTTCTTATTTCAGATAAGGTTTCAATATTTTCCTGACTAACTATTTTTACAAAAAGAGTATCTTTACCAACTGTCTGCTGTGATTCGCTGATAGTTCCTGTATCTGAAGGAAAGTCTGTAGCAGGTACAGCGGTTTGTTGCAGCGTTCCTCTGTCTATCATATAAGCTACAGCCAGTGCTCCTAATGCTACTTTTAACCGAGGTGCTACAGAACCATCGACATCAGATACTTTAGCTTTAAATCCAAGCATACTAAATATCTCAGAACCTAAGCTGTCTATGACACTAGACTGTACAGCTCCTATATCAGTAAATTTTTCTTCGTGTTTTGGTTTTACCCATTCACTAGTATTTCTACCAAATATTCTATTTATGTCTTCCCAGGTGTTTGTAAACGTACCGGTAGCTTGAGTAGCTAACCAATTAGTAATAGCGATACCAGTAGCTTCAATAACCATAGGATCTACTGTGTAACCGCCTGTTTCTGCTTTCTGCAGTAAATATTGATACATATCCGTATACTCATCCAGTACAGCTCTATTACCTATAGCTTTACCTTTTGTGAAGTTACCGAATCTACTGTCTGTCATGTATGGGAGAATAGGTGCGTTATCTTTATCTCCATGTACAAAAGAATTAAACCCTTCGGTATTTCTTTTAATATACTCAACAAATTGTTTATCTTCTTTGGAGTATTTTGAGTAGGCAATAGCGCCTTCTTTAGTGTTGTTGAGATAATCAGACAAGGATTTAGAATTGTGAAACAGTACGTTCAGTTTCTTTGAGCTGGTCTCTATGAAATCAGATAACCTTCTAAGTCCTCCAATTAGTATTGAGTTGTTCAGAATATTCTCTGCTGCAGTAGCTGATATTCTCTCAATAATTTTTTGGTTCTTTAGTTCAATTTCCCTGCTAGGAGGCTGTATAACATACTCTTCTTTAAGAGCTGTTTTGCCGTAAGCATCTAACAGCAAGGTTTGCCTGGTTTTAAGGTTGATCTGAATAAGGTCATGAACAGCTTTACGCTTCTCTTCTTTAGAAGCTTCAGGATCGCTTATAATGTTAAACCCTTTTCTGTTGCCTTTAGGTAATCTACTGTTATCTAATGACAACGTAATTACATTATGCTCTTTAAGAATTTTTTCTACATTACACGCCATTACAGAATACCTGATTTTAGTAGAAGAGATACTATGCTAAGTAGCTCTTCATCTTCTTGTTGAAGGTTCTGAGTATACTCTATTTTTTTGTCTAGTGGCTGATTACGCTGCAGTACAGCTCTTTCAGCGCCTGGTCCAGAAGATACTTTTACTTTAGGAAGAACTTTTTCTATTATCTCTTCAAAAGAATCAAATAAGAAACTGTCCGTACTAAAAGATTTTGTACTGAAAGATTTGGAAGAAAACATTATTCATTAATACTCCTAAACAGATCCGTATCTCCACTTCCTCCTACTATTTCCGTATCATTCATAGACTTAGCATTAGCATTAACTTCACCTGTAATGGTGTAGTTTAACCCACTTGTTTTACTTTCTACTGCTGTCAGCTGTGCTTGCTCACTAGCGGTTAAAGCACTTCCACCAGTAGTTACAACAAACACTTGAGACTTCCAGTTGATCTGTACGCCATATCCTGATGTAGAAGGGTCTTTAACCGGGTAGGCACTATCCGCTCTGTAGATGCGAGCTGAGTCTGTTTGTTTAACAGTGTAAGTCACACCTGTAGGAGAGTTAAAGTAAATATCAACTACACTATTATTTATTAAATAATTGCCTGTATCATTAGCCGTTATTCCGTTCCAGAAGCCTGTAATACCTATCGCATCAGTTAATGTATAACAGTAAAAAGCATAAAACTGAGCTGCAATAAAATCGGTATCTGTAGCAATCTCTATCTCATCTCCAGCGTAATCAGCTGTAAACACAGTTACTGCACTGCCATCTACTGAATTAATAGCGTAAATAGTATCTGCACTTATAAAGTTACTGCCATCAGCAGTAATACCATCTGTACTTGCAGTAACAATAGTTTCACCGTACTCAAACGATGTACCTGCATCTAAATGTGCAAATCGGATACGTATTGAATCACCAGAAGAAGCGTAATCCACATGACCATTCGTGTACGAAGTGGAATAACCTGTACCTGTCGGATCACCGCTATAAATAACTTTATCTGTAGTTACATTGTATACGTGCAGCCTAGTATCACCACCTATACCATCAGGCAGGTTTGTAATAGATATATTTGCCAGCACTGGTTTAACGTAGTAAGTTCCATCATCTGCTTGGAACCGTGTAAAATCTGGGTGATCAGCACTACTTCTCGAAACATAAAATCCGACCAAAGTAGGTGTATTACCTTCTTCATATCCGTACTCAGTTTCTACAGCAGAAGCGTTATAAATAACCATATCAGGGAGTTCGAAGTACCTTAACCCGGTACCACCAGCTATCACAGTGTTAGGGTTATTAGCGGCATTATAATTAAGTTGGTCTGCTATATCTGTACCACTGTTAGTACCACCATCAACTATCTCATATGCAAACACTTTACCACCAACGGTACCGCCAGTTACTAGTGTTATGTCGACTGTAATACCTGGATCTGTACCAGCATAGTCATGACTCTCGTTAGCTAACCCTACTTGGTATAAGGTAGATCTCAATGCAGAATCACCACTGGCTGTTAGAATATCGATTCTACCTTGCTTACTACCTGCAAGAAATGATTTAATCAGCAAATAGTTTGAGGTATCTGTTGTAGCCACTCCGTCATGATCTGGATCAGACCAATACTGAAAAGCTTCGTTAACCACATTACTAGTCAGTGCTACTGCCGTAGATGCCCCCGAATCAATTTGTCTGTAGTGCGTAGTAGAATCAGTAATTACTCCAACGGTTTTAACAGCACACCATTTCTCTATGGGATTAGCTGAGTCAGCAGCAGCGTATACCTCACTGCCAGTACCTTTCCATGTGCTCATGTCTGAGCAGGTCATGCCACCAATTAAGTCAATACGAACTAAACCACCGATAACATCCATCAGTAGAGGGGTGTTGTAGTAACTTGAATTAGTACGGATAGCATCAGCTAATGAAGATCTTACATCCAGAGCTTCCTGATCAGCGGATATAGACAATACCTTAGTCGTTCTGTTGTATGTATAGTCGGTAGTTATTACTAAACCGTGGGAGGAATTATAAGCCTCATCATAATCAAGTGTAATATCATAGTCACCGTTGTAAGGAACTACGTCTTGTCTATTTACTGGTACATAACCTTGCTTAAGTACTTCAATATCCATAGGATCATCATCTGGATATGTGTAGCTTAAAGTTACCCCGGTTGTACTACCAACTATCGTTTGAGAGTCATCTTCAAAATAGCGAATTAATGCCGTTACATCTGAATTGATAACAAGTGATACTGTTGGAGTAACGACTGTTAGTGTTCCTGTACTCGAATTATTAACAGTTAATGCATTGGCAGATTGAATACTAAAATCTGTTGTTCCCGTGTACTCAATATCGTAAGTGTTGCCATATACTGTTAGATTTGGATCAGACCAAGAACCTGTTTGATCGCCCGTTATCCTTATGGCGGGTGCATTTGTATTATCCTTAAAAATAGCATCTGTTACCACATCATCAAACATCGTTTCGCTGGTAATGTCCGCTATGGATGCGGTTTCGCCTGTAACTACATTGGATATCGTAGCCCCGCTTAATGATGCACCGTTGTGTACAAGAGCCTTACACGACGATACATTAGCACCGGTAATATTTACTCCTGATTTCCATTCAACAGTACGACCTACAAAATTACATCCTGTAAATATATAAGTGGCAGATAAGCTAGAAGCTGCATCTACCGTAAAGTATTGAAACGTATCTGAAGCTACTATTGAGTTAGCAAAGTTGTAAGAGTCAGCCGCTGATGCTTTTATTGTTAAAGCAATATCTTGATCACCTACATTCCATTGATGCTTATTTTCATGTTTTAAGATATAAGCAGAAGGAGTTTCTAAGCTTGAGGCAGCAGCATAGAAGTGAGTTTCATTAACACCATCCCCAAGCTGAACACCAAACTTCTTTAAATACTGCCCTGTCCCTTGTAACTGTACATACTTGTTTCCTTGATTTGGTGAAAACTTATTGTTTAGTTCCTGTAAAGTAACGGGAGCACTAACACCTCCACCGACTATAATAGCTTTCTGGATAGAATATACATTAGATATTCTAAAATATTGAGGGTTACTATTGTTTGGGGCTCTATGAAATAGGAAGCTTATTTTAGTAATGTCTGTGTAGTCAACAGTTCCGCTGCTATCTAATATAGTTCCAGTAGCAGGGGATATAATAAAAGTGTCTTTAGTTGTATGGATAGCATTATCTCTATTAGCTGCTTGAAAGGCATTCCAGTTGCCAGAGCTGTCACCAAATACAATTACAAAACCTTTATCACCAAAAAAATCAGTTGGTTGCTCATTAATATATTGAAAAGCTAGTACCTTACCAGTAAAATCTTTTGCTGTAAAAACACTTGTAAACCCTACAAACTCACCCGCAGCATCTAAAGGGTCGTAAGTTGTGGTACACGCCAATGACTCTGCATCTGCTACTATATAGTGCTTGTAGCCTGATGTATTAATACCGTCTATTGTAGCTGCAATAGAATCATCTGAGTCAAAAAACAAACACTTACCTAACGTGTAGGACGATATATTAGCTGTAAAGTTTAAAGTAGGCTCATTTTCATATTTCTTAACGTAGAAAGTATCGCCAACTAAACCAGAAACAACGTAAGTCTTACCTGCGCCAAAACCGACACCCCCACCGCTATCTGGAGTTACAGGACATATATAATCCCCATCAGTTAAACCATGTCCTGGGGAAACGCTTACAAGATCTGTAGAACTGCTTGCAGTGTAAGAAACTAAAGAAGTTACTCTATCAGAAAAATCAAAAACATCTGCTACTAAATTACCTATTATAAGAGTCTCGTCTGTAGCCTGGGTTACTCTTGGCTGCGCTATCCCGCTAGAGGCATTTTTTATAGACAATACAGATTTAGTTCCTTGATTCGGTGAGTATATACCTATCGAAGGAGTTACTCCTGCTACAGACATTACATCATAGCCCACCCAGACACTGTGGGTTGAGTTAAGGTTATTAGCGGTTACAAGTTGTGTTACGTCTTCAATAGGTGGTAGTAGGACGCCTGTAGTATTATAAGCTGTTCCGTGATATAGCACCAACTGATCACTGCCATTACTAGACCCATCCACTGTTAGTAGAGGTTCTAAAGCTCCGCCAGGGCTACTATAGGTTCCACCAGAATAAACATGCGGAGTTGCTGTTGTGTCAGCATCTCTGACTACGATTATAATAACTGTCCAATACGCAGTAGTATTGCCGGTAAAGGTAACTAAAGTTCCTGCCTCTGTACCAGCACTGACTTTATAACTCCATTGCGCTTTACCATTGCTCTGAGAGAGCATTGTTCCCTCTAAAGACCATCCTGATGGCTGCGTGAAAACAGTTGACCCTGTTGACACCCTCTTAGTCATTAAGGCATAGATAACATCCCCTGATACTATATCATCAGGTAAAGTAACATTAAAACTTCCTGTTGCAGTTGAAGAATAGTAAGTGGAGTTACTTATTATATAAGCCATTACAGCAACTCAGTCCCAGCAGCTAAAAAGAAAGGACTCACTATGGAAGTCTCGTAGGTCGTGGCATAGTTTGGACAATTTGCATTAACAAACTATTGTTAACATCTAATTTTTTATTGACTACTTCATCCAGTTTTTTAATAGTTCTGTTCAGGCTATTTTTATCTGCATCATGGAGTTTTTGTATTTCCCTAAGTCTGCTGTGTATATTTGAAAAAGTTAATTTAACAGTTTCTTTGCTGATTTTGCTTTTATTACTAAGTTCAACTGCATCTACTCTATAAAACATTACAGATATGCCTACAACCATTGGCAGTACAAATCCTACTATTGCTACAGCAAGTGTTCCATATTTCTGCAACCATGTAGGTTCTCTCTTAGCTTCTTCGTGCATAGTATGTATCTCAGCTTGAAGTTCACTAATAATATCCATGTTCTCTCTGCGATTAGTGTTGTCATGGTCATCTGGATTATAGTTCATTTTTTTAATGCATCCGCTATCTTAGGAGTAATTTTTTCAATACTTCTACCGGCTACATAACCACCTAAACCGAGTTGTAATAGTGTCCATGCCTCTTCAGCAAGTGGGGTAGGTAAAAAACCTAACGAGTCTAAAACAACTAACACAAGAAATGTTAACATTGTTATAGGTCGCCAACTGCTTTGTATCCATGAACTACCTTGAGCTTCAGCTACTATAATATCTGATTGACTCTTTAATAATTGCTGTTCGTACTCCATAGTTTTTTCAAATACGGAGAACTGTAATTTATAAAATTCTAATCTTAGTGATTCTCTTTCTTCATCAGAAGTATGGATATCATCTATAAGTTTTGCTACAGGAGTTATAGCAGCTTGTAAGAATTTAAAGATACTCATAATAGATAATCCTCTGGAAGTATATAATTAATCATTAACGAATAAACTCTAGTTCAGAAATTAAATTATATTGATCTCTTATAACTTTGATTCCTGTAACTTCTTGTTTATCTTTATTCTGTTTCATAAGAACACCCAGAGCTTTAAGCAGTAGATCTTTATTAAATTCGTTACTTTTAGTAACAGTTGTCTGAATTGTTTTAGCTGTATTGATATTATCAACTAAAGTTTTCTGCATAGTAGCAGAAAGCTTGTCTGTATCAACAGTTACATTTACTTCAACAGGTTTACTATTAGTTAAAAGTTCCTCTAAAGGTACTCCTGCATCTAACAATTCTTCTATAGATAATTTAGATTTAGACACAACCTTCCTCAACCATCTGTTTTAAAGCTCTTAATATATTATCACTTTTTACAATAAGAGTACTATACCGGGTCTTACTAATACCTGCAAAAGCAGATAGTTTAGCGTCCTTTTTATAGACAGAAGGATTTGGAATAACAAACTTACTAGTATCTATTTGACTTAACTCATCTACAAATTTAGAAACTACTGGCGGTTTAGTATTAGTAAGCAGTTTCAGTTCCTGCAGGGCATAACGGTGTGCACCAGCTTCTAGTTTAATAGCACTATCAGCTAAATATTTGTTACTAGCATCTTCAAGATTAAAGCTTTTTGCAATAGCTTGTGATGTAACAGAAAGATACTTTTCTGTTAAGTTTTTCTGTTTAGTGTGTCCAACTTCGTGTGCAACAATAAACTCTAATAGTGTTTCAATCGGTAAAGCATTTAGGATACCTGGTAAATTGATATTAAATTTGTCTAGTAAATACTGTGTGGTTACATTCTTCTGTCTACTGACTAAAGAATCTGTTTTACCGGTTATATGTGCAATAACTTCAGCTTTTGTAATTCCTTTGCGTAACGTTATTTTTCCATTAGTTGTTACCGCTAATGAACCATTATCATCAATTTTTTCAGTAAGTGTAACTTCTACTTCTTTATCACCAACACGAACAGTACTTTTTTCTCCTGCAGGTTTAGTTATAACTTTTTCTTTTTCCCTTTTAGTTTTTGAAGTATCTCCGACTATCTCATTAACTGTTTTACCTACTCCAAGTTCTAGCTTATTGCCGACCATAACTAATTTGTCAGTAGGTCTAGAGGTGGCTACATATAAAGATCTTAAAGTGTCTACCCATACCGGTGAACCCGTAGTTCCTGTTATGTTGCTGTAATCTACGTATACAGTTTTATATGTACTGCCTTGTGCCTTATGTGTATTAATTATGTAAGCTGGCCCTAATCCTTCAGTCAGTCCCCTAATTATACTATCTGCTATTCCTGGATACCTTTTCTGGTTAGCGGAGAACTGCTTTATTAAAGCTTTCTTAGTATTCTTATTTCCTATAATAATATCATAATTCTTACTGTCAATTGAAACAGGAAGCAAATCTACTGGTATGCCTATATAAGTACCGCTGCCTACCGTTTTTGGTATATCTATATAAGTTTGTCTTGTTTCCCCTGTAACAACTACTTCATCCCCGTTGTGCAAAGAAGTAGCAGATACTTCTCCATTTTTATAAGTAGACGCAATAGCACCAATCATTAAATGCTCGTCTACCAGAAAAGGATATTTTTCTACATCGGCAGCATGTGGGTCATTCGGAAACAGTTTTGCCCGTATTCTGGCTCTTATGTTTTTACTACTTTGATGTGCAGCATTATTATAATTAATCCATTTTACATTGAATTGGTCTTCTAGGTGTTCTTCAACAAATTCATCTATTATTGGATTAATATGTCCTGATTTATACAGAACCGTACCTTGTGCAGTTTTGCTGTCTTTACCGTCAAAAATAATATTAGGGTTTCTTTTACCCCTTATAAATTTAGCTCCTTCACGGATAGTAGAATATACATATTCAACAGCATCTGCCAAGATGTCTGTTACTTGCAGTATAGGTGAGTCACCTTGTTGTCTCATACGCTGGTACAAAGACGCAGTATTTGAAGAATCTACATCTGCGCTTAATGGATTACTAAACCCGGTCAGTTTGCTGAATACAGGAGATATACCTAATTTGTTAGGATCGCCTTTCTTGTCTACTGGGGGTAACTGCACATTATCTCCCATAAAGATAATGCGTGCATGTATCTCTTCTGCCAGATCTAATAACGACTCAACAGTACTGAGCAATGTCATAGAGGCCTCATCTACCACAATTAACTTAACACCTTCAGTCCGTAGTCTTTCTACACTATTTTCGTACAACATTAAGTCTTGTTTAAAATCTTCTCCTTCTTTTTTGCTAGGTACTAATCCCAATAGAGAAGCTATAGTAGAAAAGTTACTAAATTCTTTAGCGGAATTTTTTATTACCTGTTTTGCTTTATGCGTAGGCAATGCAAACTGTACTTCACTGGCAGGTACACCCATCTCTCTTATGGCTTTACTTATTACAGTAGTTTTTCCTGTACCACCTCTGCCAGATAATATAAAAATACGGTTAGTGGTTAAGTTACTCCACCAATTTTTTAGTGAATCAATTGCTGTAGTTTGATCAGCATTTGCATAAATATCTTTATTAGGAAACAGTCTATATTTTTTAGGCGTTACTACTTCTTTAGTCCCAGTAGATTCTAGAGGAGTACTAACAGCTTTTTCTGCTTTAACTTTTGTTTCCGTCTTTTTAGGCTCAGCCTTTGTTTTTGGTTTAGCTTTATCATCTCGTTCTTTAACCCAGGCATCTATTAAAGAATTAAATTCATCTATATTCTGTGGAGTAACTTGAGATAATTGACTAGTTACATGTGCTTTAAGTTTTGGATACTTTATACCTTCAATTTTCTTTAATAAAGCATCATACTTCTTATTGTACTCAGTATCGCTAGATTCTGGCTCTTTAGAGGCTGTTTCAGCAGACTTCTCAGGTTTGGCTTGTGATTGCTTGTCTGTTTGCTCAGACGGCTTAGAAGGGGCTATATTGGCTAAAGGAGACTTATTGAAAGAAGCTTTAGCTTGAGCATCAAACAGCTCAATATGTTTATCTATTAAGGCTATTTCAGAACGTAGCTGTTTTTCAAATGCAGCTGCATGCTGTTTATACCCCTTAGGAGGATGTTCTAATTTGTATACTTGGCTATCTCTAAAAGATACCAATGCCTGCATTGTCTTAACTAATGCTTTAAAGTTCTGTGATTGTATGGCAGAAGCTACTTTTTGTTTATACTGCTTAACTCCAAGAAAGCCTTTTACAGGATCTCCTTCTACAATATCTTTATTTACTTCTCCTACACTGGTAGCTTGTTGTCTAGCTTCTTCATAAGTTTTAACTACTGTTTTATCTTCAGTAGATAAGTCGTTAAAAAATATATTCCCTTTAATGCTGCTTAAGGTTTTAGTCTCTACATCTCCACCAGCTTTAAGTGTATTAACTACTGTGGCTACTGCTGCTTCACTAACTTCGGCAGAGACATCTTTAGAGTTGTTAATAACCTCTTCTGCCTGTTTAGGTGTAAGACCAGTAGTTTCTGCAGACTTTACAGCTAATGCTATATCGGTAAGTATTTTAACTTTACTGCTTAATTCTAAAATACGATCTACATCTTTACTGCTTCCTTCTGCAGTAGCGTCAATACCTGCATTGGCTTTGTCTATCAGGTCCAATACAGAAGAGAGATTATCTTTATGTTCTTCGAAAGTAGTAAATTTAGAGGTGTCTTTTTCTATAGCTGCTTCTGCAGCAGTTATAAAATCATTGCTGGCTACAGCTTTTTCTTGACGTTTAGTTGTGCTTGTTTCTATAGCTTTATCTATTGCTTTTGATGCTTTATCAAGAGTTTTAGAAGCAGCTGTTTTAACTCCTCCAGAAATTCCAGATACTGCTTTTACTCCTCCACCTACTCCAGCACCAATAGTTGCGTTGACTGCAGGAGTTTCCAGCAATGCAGGGTCTAGTAGGCCTGTAACAGTATCACCTCTACCAGACAGTTCTGTTAAATATTCTGCTGAGTATTCTTGTACACTTTCAGCAGTACTGCCTTTACCAACATTCCCCGCTGTACCTAATAGTGTTTGTTTAGATTTAACTGCTTTCGCTACATTGCCTAACTTACCAAACAAGAACTTAGATTCGATAGTTTCAATAGCAGCTGATACGCCAGCAGCAATCATTATGTTCCGCAAATCATCACCATCAGGCTCTAATCCATTATGTGTTTTTTTATGGCGGTCTATTGATTGCTGTGCTCTATCACCGAATACGCCAGCATAGGCCATTGCAAGAGCACTACCACCCTTGGCCATTGCTGCCATAGTAGCAAACGACTGACCAAATACTTGTGGCAATGCTGCAGGGTTATTAACAATAGAGCCACCAAGTCCAATCAGCACATCTACTGCTCCACTGTTATCGCGGTAAGCCCGGGTAGCATCTTTGTGAAATTTTTCTGTAAGAAGAGGGTTATGAAATTTATCAGTAAAAGACTGTGCATGATCTCCCAAGATGTCAAAGAAATCTAACATATTTACATTCATGGCACTTTCTTCACCACCAACAGCATTAGCTATTATATTGGGAAAAGATAGTACAGAATTTAGAAGAGTTCCACCACCACTTACAAGAGAACCGGCAGTATTGACCAAGTACCCCAAGCCAGTCTGAACCGTAGCATCGTGAAGATAATAAGGAAATTCTCTTGGATTGTTTATAACAACCTGTTCATCTTCGACGTTAGACAAATCTACTGTGTTATAAGGCACGTTAGATAAGTCTAATGACCTATAAGGTACAGCACCAAGATCTATTTGTTTCTGAGTAGTTGTATCAAATAACTCATCTTGCTTTTTTGCAAGAATAGAGTCAAACAGTTGAGTATCGTCAGATAGCGTAGACATCTAATTAATCAGTTTTTAATTGTTTTTCTGCAGCATCAATTTGCTTACGCAATTCCTCACTACTTACTCTAGATGCTATATCTCTACTTTCTAAAAGAGTTGTTAACTCTAATTGTATGTTAAGTCTGTCTACCTTTTCTTTGCCTTTTAAATTGCTGTCTATAGTCTTTTTTAATTCTTCTTGTAAATTTCTTATTTTACTGTCTTCTAGCTGTCTTCTAGCTTTATTTACAGCACGAGTTAAAGGATCAACAACTTCTTCTTCTTCTTTAGGTCTCAATTCAGGGTCAAAACTGCTTCTTTCTATTGTTCCTGTTTTGTTTGCTTCAGAATTTTTCGTAGTATCACCTCTTAAACGGGCTTCTTCTACGGCTTTAGAATAAGCTTTATCCGGAGTTACCAAGAAGTCTTTTACATCTCCAATAAAGTCAGTAGTAGCTTTTGTTACTTTTTTTAGATCGTTACCAACATTTTTACTATATTCATAGGAAGTCCTAATTCTTTTTACTTCAGTTTTTACTCTGGCATTGCTTATATTATTTACATCTTTATCCGACATAAAGGATAGCAATTCTGGGTCTAAACTAATTAAATTGAACTGGTTTATGTCAGGATCAATACCTATTATCTCACCATCTTTAAAAATTAGAGGAGAATCCGCAGTATTAGCCGCTTTTATTTTATCTTTTCTTGATTTCTGTACAACAGTTATTGGTGCAGTAATTGCAGCAGGTTTTTTGTTACCTGTATCCAACAGAGAAAACGCTTTTGCTCCACCAGTAGTTTCGGGATCAGCAACAACATTATTTTGTGCCTCAACAGCTTTATCTAGAACACGGTTATAAGCTGCTCTATTAAAAGCAGTATCTCTAATAAGAGCATCTTTCTTTATTCTAGCTAATGCTTTCTTTTTATCCTGAACAGTTCTCTGTTCTGAGTTAAGAAGGTTTTGGTCAATATCTCTTTTAGCGTTAGCAGCTGTTAATAGGTTTTGCTGCAATACAGAATCTCTTGCTATACCATCTATTAACGTTATCATATCGTCTATGTTTATAGCTTTGCTGCCTGTATCAGGAGCTGTGTCGATAAGTGTACGTAAAGCATCATCAACCATCCAGGGTTGTACAGTATTATTGTTAACACCTTTCTTGTATAGACCATCTATAGTTCTTTTTAGCTTTTCTCCACTTTCAGCAAAGAAGTCCCTCCAAGAACTTATATTAGCTAATTCATCAACAGTATCTTTTACTGTAGATGCTTTCATAGACAACAATGCTTGTGCTTCAGTAGGATTATGCTTGGTTTCTCTCTCTATCCGTGCCAACTGTCTATCAGCACCTAATCTTTCGTGAGCCAATGCCTGGTCCAGTTTAACTTCTTCTGCTACATACAGAGCATTTTCTTCTGAAGTAAGAGTATTTAAACTTTTTCTGTACGCAGTATGGTCAGCAGCTAATTTTTTAGCCTGTTCATCAGAAGCATTAAATTCAGTTTTAGCTCGCTGTGTAAGACCTTTAGTGTACTCACGCTCTGTCTGTACAGGAACAAATTCAGATTGTCTTAACAGTTCACCGAATTGTGCTTCTTGCTCTGGAGTAGTGCCTTCAGCAAAGTTGATAGTTCCACTTTCATCTACACCTGCAAAGTTTGCAATAGCAGGATTATTTGCAAGAATATTTTCAACGATGGGTTTATTTTCAGCTAATCTAGTATCGTATTGTCCTTGCAGCTCTGTACCTAATAATGCTAATTGGCGTTCTTGTAACTGTGCTTGAGCTTGCTGTAATGCAGCACTGTCTAAATCAGCCTGCCTTAAGCCTTCTATATTAACATTTGTCAAGTCTTGCAGATTACCGGCTTCTCTTAGCCCGGTAGCAAATAATCCTTTTTGTTCATCCTGTAAATTAGCTTTAGCGGTTTCTGCCATAGAAGTAGCTTTAGTTAGGGCTGTATTAAACAGATCTCCAGCTTTGCTCAGATCAGGTGCTTTAAGATTGGATATACCAGTCTGCGCATAAGGTATGGAAGAAGCCATTAGACAGTACCTCTAACTCTACGATCAGCTGTTTGGTTTTTAACAATATCAGCTAGGTCACTTCTAGAAGCTCCACTCTGTACTGCTCTGGCTCTAGCCCTATCTGAAATAGCCGCATTCGCTATATTCGCTCGATTGGATAAATCAGTTTTAGCCAGACCTCTACTAAAATTAAAAGCAGCCCCTTCTAACCCATACTGCTTCAGTCCAAGTATTCCACTTCCTAAAGCACTAAAGGCTTCTAGACCAGGAATTAGTTTCCCGTCTTTGCCCAGTAGTTTAGACAGGATTCCTGAACTTTCTTTATTAGCCCCACCTAACAAGTTTGTTGGCAAATTAACAGCATTTCCCATGCTTTGGTACTGAGGTATGTTAGTAAAAGTGCTTGGATCAGCTGCATTAAAGTTAGGGAAAAGAGGTTTATACCCAGTATTTTGAGGTTGCACATTTGTAGAAGGTGCAAAGGCAAATGGTTTTGAACCAGCATATTGGTCAAGAGATCCTAACCCATTAGCAGCAAAAGGTGATTGGTATTGGTATGCTTCATTAGCCATGGTGGTTACCGTATATAGTCAAGGTTTAAGTTATTATCTACATAATTATGCAGTTGGTCAAATACAAGCTGACCGGGAGCTGTATTCAGTGTACGGGTATAGAAGTCATTAGGATCTTCATATGCGTATGTTGAAGCATTAATTGCTGCTGAAGGATTAAGCCTATTATCTGCGTTTAAGATATCTTGTGCTTCCTCTATTTCAGTTTCTAGTGCTTCTTTATCTTTTCTAAAATCCTCATACTCTTGTTCTAGCACAGAGTACTGAGATTTAGTGTATGTGTTTAAAACGCTGGAGGCAGAATTAGTAAGTCTGAGAAGTTTTTCTGCAGTACTTAATTTAGTAAGAGCCATTTTGCTTAAACTATTATAACTAACGTAAATAGCAGTAAAAGCCAAAATAACTTTTGCTAGATCATTATTGCCAAACTTGAGAAATAGTTCTGTTAATATAGCCTCAAAAGCGTATTGTTTGATTATTGCTTTTCCAAGCTCAATCAATACTTCTGAAGTTGAACCAGAAGGATCTCCAAGCAGTGCTACTACAGAAATAACTCTCAGAGTAAGCTGCAGTAAACTTAAAAATGCTCCTGTCTGGTACCATTTAAGATACTGAGAGTCTGAAGCGTATATCAGCAAATGTTTAGAGGAAGAAATAATAGTATCTCCTTCGGAAGTAAGAAGATCTACGATATCTAAATGTCTTAAAGGTATTATAAAATTTTTATGTTCTGGAGTAAGTTCCAGGCCTTCTGTAAAAGTAACTAGGTTAACGGGGTGAATCTTCCCACCAGAAACAGTTTTAACCATGTGGTAAATATATAACCCATGAATTACTATTTCCGTATAAGTAGATAGAGTGGTTTGATGCCTGATAGTCACATAGTCTAGCAGGTATTCAAGTTCTTCCTCTAAATCACCGTCAGGTACATACGTGTGTGTACCATTAATACTGAAAGTTACAGTATACGTATCACGTTCTGATACTTTGCCTTCTATTTCAGTAACTGTTACATAATTGTATATAAGATCGTAATCGAAGGTTTCTTCGTTAATCAGTAGTGTTGAAGGTGTAAACAGTACTTCATCAGCTAGTGCAGTATCAAATGTTTCTTTAGTGCCAGCTATCGACTCTAAACTACTGAAGAGCTTAAACAGTATCTCCTTTTCTTCCTGTGTATCAGAATAGATGTTTATGCCATATATTACAAAAATGTCTGAGATCTTATCAAGATCAGCAATATTAACTAATTCATTTTTGCTGTTATACTCTTTTGTTACTTGGTCAGTAAAATCATCTAGATTTATTTTTGTAGTTCTTAATAAATTTTTTGTTGTTATGTACAATTCAGAAGTTTTATCGTCATTAGTATTTTTATCGTTATACCTGATAGGCACTATAGGTATAAATTCTTCAGCAGAAGATGCTGTAGGTAATCCGTAAATATAACTACTCTTTGCGTAGTTGTAACAATTTATTAAATCTCTCTTATACCCTGTAAGAGTTTGGTATTTAATAGTATCCGTTAAATCTTCGTTGCGTGAAGAAGCTAAACGGATAGCTTCTGCTATACGGTTTTTAGGTTTTTCGTTGACAAGAGGGACAGTCTGTACAGAAGTACTAACTACTGTTTTACCACTAAAAGGCCATCCCATAACACATTTTACTCAACAGTAATTGTTACAGTATCAAAATCTGTCTGTGGGGTATCTTCATCAGACTCGATAGTAAGCCTAAATACGTAATCTCCAGGAACTATACCAATATCTGCAATAGTGGCTTGTGCTGCATCTGCGTTGATTATAGTAGGAGATGTTGCTGTATCAGGAACAGAATCTACTGTCCAGGCCCATGTAGCTATCTCTATAGACGTATCCAAGTCTGTAGGAGAAGTTGATCCTGTACCATCTAATTGTATGTAGCTGCTAACAGCTACTGTTTGATCATTACCGGCATCAGCATTGAACTTGTAAATGCTCTCTGTTATTTCAATACCTTTACGCAGTTTGATAATTAAGTCTTCTATATCATCATTTCTGGCTCCATCAGGAGCATCTATAGCGTCACCAGATACTGATTTGGATATTCCCCAGGAATCCATCATAATCTTTAATGCTTTTTGTTCAGCATCCCGGGCAAATCCGTCTGTCTGAGCTTGGTGTAAAGCTTTTTGTTTGCCTATTGTTCCAAGCACAGTATTGCCATCTACAATATCTAAAATTTGTGCTTGTTCTGTAAGGGCTCTTTGCTCCAGCAGTGCAACTTCTGCAATTCTACGTGCTTCAGAAGAGGTAACTTGTTCTACTACTCCTACATAAGCTACAGCTTGTGCTAATGCAGTTTGCATAGATCCTAAATAGACATTAGCGTAATCCTTACCCTGCAATCTACCAAGTTTAAACTGAGAATCCAGTTGAGAGTTGATACTGTCCATGAACTTATCAAAGTAACCTGTACCGTTAGGGGTACCAGTAGTTATGTCTGTAATATCAACCAT